GTCGGGCTTATTTTTTGCTAAATAACAACTATTTATTTTCATTTAGATTTAGTGCTTATTAATACTCTCTAAATGCAACTATGATGCAAACTTGCATGCACTACAGAAGCGTATCTTGGCTATATTGATCTGGCTGATTTATGGTTACTTCTATGTATCCTTGCTCTTGATTTACCCATTTTTTTGTTACCCGGACATCCGCTATATAGTTATCTTCTATTAAAATCCCATCACAAAACCCCTTCGCGAGGTTGTCCCAATCCGGACGGCTGCAATGTAGCTTCATATGCATAGCTTCTTTTTTATGCTTCCTCCATGATGGAGGAACTGGCATATAGAATACTATATGCATCCCTTGTTCGGTAGGTTTAAATCGCTGCTGTTTAGCAAGTGCAAGTAATGCCACTTTATATTTATTGTACCGTTCTATTCGCAATAATCGCTTCAGTCCATCCTTCCTGAGCTTATCTCTTGGTATTCTGAAAAATACAGCATCTCCCTGAACTGTTCTAATTGCACTGACCGGAGTTATATTAAATACGTATTTTTTTTGCATCTAAATAACGGTTCTTTATAGCACTTTGATGAAATAAGGCGTAGTCCGATAGCCATGTTCTTGCGTCTTCAACTCGTTCGTAAATTTTCTCAATTACCGAATCATCCCTTTCTACTAAATGAGAAAAAACGCGCTCTTTTGCTGGTATATCTGAATACCGTAGCTTTCGTTCTACAAATTCCCAATATCGTTCGAATTTATCAGAAACAATCCCGTCTGGGCACATTTCTGCCATTAAAATATCTTTTTGCTGCTGAATAACTTCTTCCGGATGCTCTGTTAGACAATAACATATTTCCCCGTACTTTTTGCCAGATATTCCTAAGTACCCTTGCATCTGTAAATAATGTCTTTTATCCAATGGCTTATTCATAGCTCGTAAGAATGAACTCAAATCGAATGAGTTTTTTATTTCATAAACCTTATCTGACAATTCGATGGTTTTGGCATCCATTATATCTATAGCTCCAACTAAATAGTCATTTTTAATTTGTTTTTTATCTCTGTATAGGCTAATATTATACGCTTCAGATATTAAATCAGCGGCGCTTTTTTCTTTTTTCAACCCTTTAATCAATGCATCCGATGCCTCGCCACGCATAGTGTATTGCCGACCATACTTCCGAACGCGGTATAAAAACAACAAATACGCCTGCGCTGAACTAGAAAATGATACTATCGGCGTAGTATCTCGCTTATCCAGTAATGAATTTAGTTCTTGCCGCTGTCGATCAGTCAATGGCTTTTCTTTAGTCAAGTATTTATCTATTTTATCCAATTGAGCCGTGGTTATAGCATCTTTTGAAGGTGCCATAATCATATGTATCCTAGAACAATTAATCCTTACCTGACTGAAGTCCATCGTTTTTTGTTTTTTTCTTTCTATCGCGCTCTTTAATAGCTTGCTGAATCAATTTTTCGGCAATAAAAGTAACCGGCCTTGATTCTTGCTTTGCTAATTCAGTGACACGTTCATACGTATTTTCATCCAAATATACAGTAATTCGCTTCATGCTAATGTTTAAAGCCGCAATTTACGGCAAATTAGACAAAAAAATTGATTTCGGATAATGATTCATGTGTTTTTCATGAAATTCCTGCAACCATGCCCTCATTCTTGGTACTTTAGCCTTCATTTTCTCTATTATTTTGTCATCCCGGTATACTTCCTGCTTAATTACTCGTTCGCGGTAGTCTATGTCAGGAAAAGTGAGTAGTTTTTCGAGATCAGCGGCTGCTTTTACGTACTCCGGTGACATATCGGAGATCACATTCATTGAAAACAGGAGCTTTCTCTTTTCATCTTCAAGGATGCTGAAGGGACAATCTATCAATGTGTTGGCAATACCCCCATAACCGGCACCCGAGAGGCAAAAATAGACTTGCAATTGAAGGTATTCGGAATTATCAACTTCTTCAGCCAGCTTTGGAAGGAATGTTTCTAGCTCCCAACGGGTTTTTAAGTCCCAAACTGAGTGTGCTTTATTAATTTCTTCACCTTCAAATACATCCAAATGACCTTTAAACCATTCGTTTTCAAGTTGTTCTTCATTCTTTTTGAATGGCCTGCCTTCTACACGGCTAAATAACTTGATTGATTCTTCCTCTCCTTCTGTTCCTTTTAGCATCTTATTCGTTGTAATATCCTTTTTACGGCCATATACCTCTTGGCTGTATATTTTGATTAGTTCTTTTATGCAGGTCTTGGATAGCTTTCCTGCTTCCTTATCGGCCTTAGATTGGGGTTCAGTCATGAGATTGCCCCATGATGAAGCCCGGAATTTAATTTTAGAGAAGTCTATCATAATTTATTCATCTGATTTTACATATCCGTTGGCTTCGGCCCATTTTTCAAGTTCATTTTCAGAGAAGATATCCTGCACAGACTTATTGGCTTGTAAGTAGTCAGCTAAATCTTCTGTCTCAATTTCATCTAGAAGACTATCAATATTGGGATCTTCAATGATCATTTGAATAGTATGAGCATTGTTAGTTTCTGTAGTTGCTGAACTATCTACTACTGTAATTCGCTTTGTCTTTGACATGGTTATGATTTTCAATTAGTTATACTTGTGATATCATTATCTGTATCTGGTAAATAATTAACATCATCGTTACCTTTTACTAAAACATCGAATGCTGCTTGTGTAGCATAAATGTCTATAGGGCAGCTACAATCGTGTGCATTTATTATGTCACCCAATTTGTTCATTATCGCCGTTAAATCCACTACTACTTCCGCTAATAATTGATCTTTAGCTTCAATGCCTGGTTTGTGATATCCTTCTTTATCAGGAATAAATTTCATTTGCTCATTTACATCATTTAATGCGCAGGCCATATAATTGATAGCGCCGGTAGCCATCATTATCTTGGCAATTGATTCTAGTTTTTGGGATTGTTGTTCTTTATCTTTCATGTTTATTGATTTTCAGTTTCTTGTGGTGGTTTTACAAATTCGATAGGTAATGCTTGCGGGCGCACAACACCGATGAATTTATATTCAATAATCTCATAACAAGATCCAGTACCTTGACAGAAATGCGAAGCTAGTTCTACGGCTCTCTGTTCTGATTCGGCATACCAAGTGGACAGAGTGCCATCAGCAGAATTAGGGCCGATTATCATATGGCCCTCTTTTATGCGATGTCTTAAATCACCTGAAAGAATTTTATCCCATGTATTATCTTCCATATTCATTGATATAGTTTTATGAGACTTATTTGGAATTGATTTGCAATAAGAAGGATTAATGTTTCTGCTGATCGTTTTGCCATAAAAGGGTCATTGTTCGCCCACTTATTTAGCTCCATCATTACTTCCATACGTTTCCTTTCTTCTTCTGATATTACGTTGGGATAGTATGGGAATGGTTTTATTGGTGGACTTACAGAACCGGCAGGCATTTCAAAATGTTCGTGCATGTTGTATATGTTTTAGACTGTTTGTTTTGAATGAGTTATTCCATAAAAGAATAGATGCACTTCCTGGCTATTTGTTCTTCTAGTGATAGCATATTATGGTTTTGAATTTGATTTACTTACTTCATATCCTTGTCCGTGATGATGACCATTAAAGTATCCATAGAAGTAAGCGTAAATGTATGAGGCAGTAACGTCAGTATTGATACTCCATTTATGATCTTGTGCAAAGTTTATTATTTGAGCATCCAAGCTGCCTATGTAGTTGTAAAGCGTGTATAAGGTTTTAGTTATGGGTTTTCTGAAAAACCTTTTTATAACTATTTTCCTTTCTTCTAGTAGGATAGTGTTATTCGACAGCGCCCTGACTTCTTGATACAATGCATTCAGATCAAGATCGGATACGTATGTGAATCTCTCTATTTCCTCTTGACGTAAAAAGGTATGAATACCCATTGTTTGATTTGCTTTTATTGGTTATTAATTATTTTTTAGGTTTATCAACTTCTTCTGTTGTAAATGACGCGCCAGATGTTTTATATAATTCGAGTATCTGTTCATAGTATTGAATACGCAATTCCGGAGGCATCCCTTTCTCTTTGTTTAATATTTCATGTAGCTGCTGGGCCTTGGTAATATTATCATCCTTATTAACTGTAAGAACAACCTTATCGGTTAATATCCCATTCATTATTATTTTAGTAGCTATTTCTTTTACTATTTCATCGCTTATTACTAGGACCGCCCCATCCTTTAACTCGAAGGCCATACCGATTTTAGTTACTTGTTCTTCTGTCATGGTTCTACGTTTATAGCATGTTTGGTTATTAAAATATTTTCCTTACCCCTAAAATCCATAAGATTTATAAAATTTATATACTCTCATATAGCTTGTTTAACTGCATTTATTATTTCTTCTAAGCCTTCCTCAGAAATCTGCCAGCATAAAAGATTAAGATCAGCTAAGAGTACTGTTTCGTTCTTATTGAATTCTCTTTTGAATTGTTCCCGGTATTCGTTGGTTGTATTGTTGTGATTCAGAAAGTGAAGCTCTACATTCTTAACAGCATTAAGGACACCTTTTATTCGCATCTTCAAATCTCTTTTGGTATCATCCACCATTAACCTGGCACCATACTCTGCCAGTAAACTACCAATTATCATAATTTTAATGGCATCTACTGTATCCTGTTTTACTTGTGACTCGTTCATTGGTTTGATTGTTGAGCGATATACTTTTCATATAATTGTTCTGTGGTTATACTTTCGGTAGCATCATTTATATTAGTCCATTGATCTTCATCGGTACATGAATATTCACATTGACTTTGTAATGTCCATTTCATGAATGCAACTGCTTGTTGTTGTGCATATTCTTCCATTGCTACAACTACATTGCTGTATTCCTGAGCTTCTAATAAACTACAATCGTTACAATGTTTATCTCGTATTTGTTCTGCTGTCATTGATTAGGTTCTTGGTGAATAAATTCATCATATAATTCATGGGTATTTATCCTTCCACCGTCCCATGTGTCAATATCATGTGGTTTATGGTTGAATGCTATATAATTAGCAAATGCTATTGCTTGTTGCTTAGCAAATTCATCCATCGACTTAGGAATGCCGCTTGCAAGATGTTCGTTTGATTTAAGGTCGAGATTAAAGCCTTCTCTAAATTCAGAAACCGTTATTTGTTTTTCGAGATATTTTTGGCACCATATTGAGCGCCACCGGAAATACATTTTATTGGCAAGAAGCTGCCAGTTGTTAAACCTGTGATCGTGTAACCGACGCGGCTTTTTTTCGACGCTAAGATGCCCTGTTTCCCATATATAGATTAATCCGTATCGCTTATCAACTTCTTCTTTCTTAATCAAGTCCTTTGGACATACATAATAGAAGTAATTGGCGCAATTGTCGGATTTATGTTTTTCTTTCTTTGCGTCGCTAAAATAATCTGATCTACTAATTTTTATCTCAAACTCTTTCGCTATTCCGTCAACGTCTAGTGCCCAGTAATCGGACTCCCATCCATATATGAAGGCATTAGGTACCTGGTAAGGATATTCCCGGTTATCGATCCAGCGGGCAAGCTCCTGAACAATGGATTTTTCTGTCATCGCTCCTTTTTTAATATTATATAGTTCTTTTCCTCAACCAATCCTGTGTATTCAAACCATACATTAGAGTCGCAAATTATTTGAGAATCAATAAGTACCTGCTCTTTAGTCATAATCTTGAAATATGTTTACCAATTAAATAAGACAAATAAAAGCCTATAAGAGAAGTTAAGGGAGAATACTCTAATGGTATATGTGTACCTATGTAAAGTATAGTAAGAAGGGATATAGATAGTATGACTATTTTATATGGTTTCATTATGGTCGTGGGTATAGCGGATCTAATTGACTTAACCTTTTATAATAAGCTTCTTCAAAACTCTTATTATTTTTTATTTGTGGATAATAAGCACGAAGAACATTTAAACTATTACATGACATAATATCTAACACTGTCAATCCTATTTCTCTATCTTCTGGTTTTACTTGTATTGAAGGTAAATAAGTATTGTTAGGAGTTACTTGGTAAGAACTTGGATGTTCATACACTCTACATCCACTTAAATACGCTTGTTGCAATATATATTCGTTGGCTTTGGCATAAGGTGGTTCTTCCGTTTCCTGATCGTAGGTCAGTTCATGCTTAAACCATTTCTTATTACCATCAGGCAATGTAAATTCTTGGCTTACTCCTATTTTACAATCTTTCATTTTTATATTGTGTTTACTAAAGCACGTTGATGCATTTTCTTTTCTTCCTCTGTTAATCCTTCCCAGCAATCCTTACAAACTACAGGATAACCGTGTTCATAACCGTTTTTAAATGGCATTACACAAAGTTCACATGCTTCTCCATTAATTATTTGATCTGCGATATCACCCATAAATTATAGTTTGATTATTTTAAAATAAAGCTCCTATAGAAATAGGAGCCGTTTTATTATCACTTACCTTATGAAAAAAATATCAGTTTAAAAAAGCTCCGACCGAGTGCATCGGAGCTACACTAATCAGTAATACCAATAACCATAAACCTTATCCCTAAAAGAGTTAAATATTTTTCTGTAGAAAATCTCTGAGGTAGACACCCCGAGACTTTATGAGGGAGTCCCGTTCCTCATTAAACATTGCGTACCCTAAAAAAACAAAAAGTTAGGAGCGGCCATATTTCGCAACTCTTGCCTTTGGGTCTCCAACGAATACACTTTAGTATCCGGGCGATATTTCTCTCCTAATTAAAAAGTTTATTGGTTATACATGGTTCATCAGGCAGGCACTCAACTGGTAACCACAAACCTTAACCGGTATCAGCGCCCTTTCCGGGTTCGGAGTTATAACCAATAAAGAACGTATGTATTTATAGCTGCATTCGGTTTAGCTTACATAGTTTATTGTCGCTCACTTTCGGACTACTTAACCGGAAAGCTGTCTTTGAATACAGTTAAAGCGCGGCTTCTTAGCTATTTGATCAATTCTTCGCGCTAATGCACTACTATAAATACAATAAAGTATGTATTGACTAAAATCTGGCGGCGATTATTTTCGTGCTGCAAATCACGGGTTTTCGAAATCAGGATTGCGTTTTAAGCAATAAAGCTACTTCCCAACTGAAGCCATCCTTCCAGAATCAGCTTGCAATACCTATTAGCCAATACAATAAGATGTATATTATATTTTAAAGAACTTTCCCGGAGGGGTCGGTCTTTCCCGACTGTATAGGCCATATAAGCTGTACCTTCTCCGTGTTTTTATCGTGTCCACGCGCTCACGTTGTATTATTCAAGTCCCCATAAAGGAACTGCACATCTCAGAACGGGGCCAGGATATGCGACTTAATTCACCCCGGATGGTGGATATGACTGGTGCCGACCCAGCTATCTGACAGTTGCCCCGCCCGCATTAGCGCCGCCAATGCTACCATACCTAAGAGCAGTTGATTAAAGAGTACTGCAAAACTCTGAGTGTTGCATTTGTTTTTTGCGCCATCCACCTAAGAACGCGTCACTGGTTGAACCACACAATCTATCCAATAAGTTTAATGACGGATGACAGGATTTACACCTGCACCTTTACGTGATATGTTTGTGCTAAAAGTTACACCACATCCGTCAAAAAGTTTATTATCCCATTGTCCATGTATTCGATGTTTGTTAGGTCTTCAATGAGTGTCATAACTATCGCCTTCAGGATCGCTTACGCGCTTTTGTCAATGGGATAATATGGTGCCGCCGTCCTTTCGGCATTCATTACTTATGAGATAACGAATCGTTGTTTGCAACGCGGCGGGTTTATTTCAAAGAATGTTATTGGCTATTACGGATATTCCCGACTAAGCTCAGTAATTAACCCGCATCCTTTATGGAGGGAAGGATTAATAACCAACTATTTAAAGAACTTATATTCCCGGAGGGGGGCCAGTACCTTCATATATACTGGCCGGAGGTTAATCAATAACACACAACTTCTTCATTTACTAATTCAGTTTCATCAAGATTAGTATCACATTGAGCAAAAAGTGAATAGTGATATACTAAATCAACGGGAAATCCTGCTAACCAATAATATTCATTCAAAATGTGCTTTTAAAATATCAAGATCATATTGATCAATATTCGCCTTTACACATACTTCAAGTGTGCCTATACCAGATTTAAATGCCTCTCTAACTTCAGTTGATATCCCGTGACTTTGAATAATGGTTGCAAGACAACATGCGTATCCTTGTATAAAAGTGTTTTTTATTAGATTGCATCCGCTTATGCAATAATTCCGGCTTTTGCCACAATTACACTTATAAGCTACAATACCTTCTGATTCTAGAGTTTTCATTACTTAATTTTTAAACTGTCCGGAGGTTACTTGATCTTGAACAATTTCATTTTCATCAATATCTGAACAAGGAATAAATAATTCCGAATTATAAACAATTCCCAAATCATGCATGAGTTCATACCATAAGACATCATCTTCATCAATTTCTTCGTCAACCACATTATATACTTCACCAAATTTTAAATTAAATGGTGCTTCGTCAGGGCTGAATCCATCAGGAGATGTATTTATGCACATTACTTTCATACTATAAAAAGTTTTTAAACAGTTCTTCTTTGTTTAACATTGAAATATCACCGCGTTCTGATCTTACCATAAACACATCTTCTCCACTATCACTTTTACCACATATAATTCCTTTCTGAGCCATGTAGGTAAGTAGTTCTAAACAGGTTTGTTCCATATAATAATCCATTGCATTTAATGCTGCCTGTTTAAATGCTAACGGAAATTCTTTAGGATTAATACTCGATGTACCTAACTCTGCTGTCCAAACAGTATGTTGTTCGTTTAATATTTCCTCTTTAGTTTTCATTTACCTTTTGATTTCTTCTTTGAATTAATAGACCTAAGTAATACATTGGACATAGCGGTTGAATAGCTTTTGGCTCCATCTTCAAAACATATTGAATGATCTATAAGAACCATTTCCATGTATGCCTTTACTGACATTCGGTTTTCGATTGCATTATTAGATAATATACGCAATGTATTTTCCGGTATATCAATTAGCTTTCTTATCTCATTCCCTTTCTTCATATGCCAAAAATATATACAAACTATATAGAAACAAAATTTATTTTTCACTGATTTTTAAAATACCCAATTAATGGTATTCAAATAGAAAAAGCCGGACACAGATTCGACTATTATCTGCCCGGCTTTGGCGGCTAAAATTGAATATATTATGAACGATAATAAAAAACTAGTTCAATTCTGGGATTGTTTCATCTACTTCATCTTCTGGTACTCCTGCGTTATGTGGTAATACTAGAAATACTTCTTCTCCTTCATTTTCCATGTTTTCGTCTGGGCCCAATTTACTTATGCCAGTATTATCAGGACACGCCGGCGCGAAAGCAAACATACCTGGTTTCAAATGGTTTTCCACCATGACCATTACTTCTAATTCGTCGGTTTCAGGTGTTAATAACGCACGTAGTTCTTTACCTTTCATAACTATTTTTTATTGAAGGTAGTTTATTTAACTGTTCGGTAATTCCTAAGTGTTCAGTTTACAGAGGCTCTCTTAATGTCTCTTAAACTCTCTTAAAAAGTAGAAAAAGTATAGAATAAGGATACTATTGTATGCTTATTTTAAACGTATAGTTGCTTGAATTGGTCAGGGCATATCAAATATAACCCTAACTACTCGAAATAAAAAAAGGCTCCGCTGACTGTTAATACAAACCTACAGGGAGCCTATGACGGAACTTTCAAAACCGTCAGTCTCTTTCGCCACTTGCAAATGAAATCTGGATGCTTGAAGTCCAACCCTTACCGAATGTGCCATCCAGCGCTGACAATAAGGCTTCGGCTACTTTATGAGAGCCTTTCTTTGATTGCAATTGTTTAATAAGTTCATCCTTAATAGCTTGAGAATTTGTTTTTATTTGCTCAATAAGCTCTTTTTTTACTTCTTCCTGAATGATTTTAGTAACGTGATAATCGAGCCATGTGTGTTTATTATCGCTTTCATAGCGATTCACTTGCCCGTTAGAATCAACTTTAGTGTTGCATATCTGATGAATAACACCGGCTACTATTTTTTCAGAACCGCCCAATGCCGCTAAAACTGCTTCTTGAATTTTTGCGGCAACAATAGGCTGTGTTACTTCATTTGGAATTGAAAGATTCACCAATGATGAATTGTGTGTTGACATTTTGAAAGTTTTTAATTGTTAATAAATGAGCCTGCAATATAACACCAACTAACACCCAAATGCAAGAGTACTTTTACTCGATCGTAGCCAATAAAACGTTAATTGACATATATCAAAGGTTACCGACATTTATGTCGTCAACATATCACACAACCTTGATAATAAAACCACACAACCTAACTAGTGTGGGTTGTGTGGTTTTCATTCATAAGCCACTTTAAACGGTCAAGATATCTTTCTAATTCTTCCCGGGTTGGCACTTTTTCATATTTTGGCCTTTCATGAAATTGGTTACCACCACAAGTATGCGGTATAGCTTTTCGTGTCTTCACACCATCCCGGGCGAAGGAACACGCTTGACAAAAGGTGCTTTTCATACTATAGATAAATGCATTCAGGTTACAAAGGTTACCAACCAGGGCAATAAATATTTTCTACCACGGCGCTCATTCGAGCACCATACCCATTAAATGCAGTGCCCAATATCTCACAAAATAGCCCATAAAAAAGCCATAACCAATTGACCGACACTAAGTAAATAGCGTGCCCAAAACCCACCAATCCAGTTAAAACAACTCAGCACTTTCATTAAACATCAGCAACTAACCCTGGTTGACGGTAGGCGCGTTTGACAGCAGGGCCTCGGGCATGGGGTTTCGGAAAACTATAAGTCAATCCCGGTTTTTGCCGGTAAGGGATCGTTTTTAAAGTGCTATTGCCGTGATATGTGGTTGTCGCTGCGCGTAGCCTGCGATATTCTATTGTAGTTGCTATTCAGTGTTATCTACGCAATTAATATCAGGTGCTGGTATTGAAGACGTGGTGGGGCTACAGGGGGAAATTAACCGCGTACAGCCACCGTTGGAAGATACCCCCGCCTCCACAGCGGAGCCGCCACCTTGGGGGAAGTCATCTTGCTGACTCGGGTGGCTCATGTTTCACTTCCTGGATTGTATGTAATGTTTTTTGCCATGGTTTTGATGGTCAATGGGTTATGGGCTAAGACTATTTTGGATGAGGAGGGTAATGATAGTATGAGTTGTTTGTTGTTCCTTTTGTATTGTATAGCGGGAGGTGGGGATTAGCGTAAAAGAAAGAAGATTTGGGGAGAATGATAACGTAAAAAAGTTTGGCTAGCGTAAAGGATTAGCGTAAATTAGCGTAAGAAATGAACTAATTTATTAACGCTAAAAATTACGGTAACTTAAATTATGATTACGGTAAATTGTATTGAATGCGGCAAAACTTTCGACGCTCAACGCTCATCTGCAAAATTTTGTTCCCCTAATTGCAGGGTGAAATGGAACAATAAACCTGAAAACAAAGATAAACCTGAAGAAATCGAAGAAATACAAAAATCGGAGCCTAAAACTAAAATGGTAGTTACCCCAACAGAATTAAAAGAAGCCCCTTCTGAGGAAAGTTGGAAAGTAGTTAGGGATACTATGGATAAGATAAATAAAGATTTTGGTGCCGGCTCAGTGATGATACTAGGAGACAAGCCTATGAAATCAATTGAATCCATCTCTACAGGCTCATTAGGCCTTGATAATGCATTAGGTATTGGCGGATTGCCTCGGGGCAGAATTGTTGAAATTTTCGGCCCTGAAAGCTCAGGAAAGACCACTTTAGCCATCCATATAATCTCAGAAGCCCAAAAAATGGGCTTGAAATGCTTTATAGTGGATGCTGAACATGCATTTGACCCTACTTATGCTGAATCTTTAGGGGTAAAAATTGATGAACTAGGTATTTCGCAGCCAGATTATGGAGAACAAGCCCTTGAAATAGCTGATAGAATGATACTTACAGGGCAATATGCAGTAGTAATTATTGATAGTGTGGCCGCTTTAACCCCGAAATCTGAACTTGAGGGTGAAATGGGGGACAGCAAAATGGGTTTACATCCCCGATTAATGGGTCAAGCATGCAGAAAAATGACCGCAACAGTTTCAAAAACAAATACTTTACTCATATTCATTAATCAAGTTCGCCAAACTATTGGGAATATGTATGGCCCATCTGAATTTACTCCTGGTGGCAATGCATTGAAATTCTTCTCATCTGTGCGTATTGACATCAGATGTAATGCCCTCTTAAAAGATGGAGAAGATGTATTTGGCCGAAGGTCAAAAGTAAAAGTTGTAAAAAGTAAAGTAGCCCCACCTTTTAAAAACTGTGAATTTGATATAATCTATGGCGAAGGGATTGACAAAATAGGAGAATTGATCGAAATAGCAGCAAACTTACAGGTAATTCAAAAAGCTGGTAGCTGGTATAGTTATCATGAATCTAAACTAGGTCAAGGGAAACAACAAGTAAAAGAAATGCTGAAAGATCATGAACCTTTACTTAATGAGATCACTCTAAAAGTGAAAGAAAAGATTAATAACTAGAACTACTTAATATGAAAAAAGGCTGTTCCTAGTACATCTTAGTGCTTTCTCTTTTCTGTCTTATGTGCCACTTTTGTTGTAATTAAAACCATTTAAATGATTGATAAAAAAGAACTTAGAATAGGTAACTGGATTCTTTCTCCAAAAGGTGAACCATTTCAGGTTTACGCCGAAATATTCAATGATATTGAAATGGGAATTAACTTCATGCCTATTCTATTAACTCAGGAGCATTTAGAAAAAATTGGGATGATTAAAAGGTTTCCTTCACCTGACTGTAATATTTGGGATATTAAAGAAGAACTAAGGCCTCTTCCTACAAGAAATAAAACTTTTACTTTAGCTCTTATAGATAGAGGTTGGATTTATCCTACAGCACCAGGAGCAGTTCCATTTCAGTATTTACACCAATTGCAAAACCTTTATTACGCATTAACAGGACAAGAACTAGAACTACATTAACCTAATTAAATTGTTTTTCAATGAATTGCACATATTCCTTTCCATTTGAAACGTATAGCGATACAATGATTAAATTTCATATCGAAGTAGTAAAAGCTCAACGATGGGACTTAACTACGGATAGCCGATTAACAACTGTTTATTGCTTAAACTAAACCATGCACATGAACCCTTCTTTAAACATTAAAGACTTTGAAAAACTAAATTATAAACAATACCATTTAAAAATGGAAGATGAAAATAATGTATGGTCAGTGCGATACAGAAAGTCTCTCAATCCTCATTACTATGATGAAATAGAAGTACACTGGTTTTGTGGGACTTGTCGTTATTCAATATATAGACAAACTCAACGATTACAAAATATACCATTATTTGAAGGTTTTTTACGTACTGTAGATGACCTTCTTTTCTTAGAAACCCTTTTTGACTTAACAAAATTTTATGAGCCATTACCGAAACAACAAACAACTAAATAACTATTACAATGAGATTCATTGCTGAGTTTATATTTGATGACGGGGCTAAACCAACTGAAACCACAATCAATTATCGAAAAGAAATGCGAGATGACGCATTAGGACAAGCCATAAGAAACTCATTCGGATTTCAAAATCCGGTCAACGGAAATCATTTACATCATAGATTGGAAATAGAAGCCTTCCCTATGGATAAATGGATAGAGTTTAAAAGTAAAATATTTGATGCCGCTGCAAATGGTACTCTTGGAGGACTTATGTTTCTACATGCAGTAAAAGAACTTGAATCATTTGGTAAACCAGCAGGAGCAACAAAAGAACAATTATGATATACAAACAAAATGTAACCATACCATCTTCAAACCAAGTTGTTGAACTTACTGTATCTCCTTGTATTAAATGTGATTGCGATGATATACATATTGAGGAATATGAGGATAACTTTGGGTATATTTCCACTGCAAAATGCAAGTATTGCAACCAAGAAATAAAATCAAATACATCATTATCGGGAGTTATAAAAAAATGGAACGAATCAAATAATATTATTCTAGTCATAGCTGATAGAAAACGCCTTATAAAAGAGTATCAAACAGAAATTAAATCCTTAAAAAGCAAATTAAACAACCGAAAACATAGACCTTGAAGTAATAAACAAACAATCATAGTAAATACTATTAGTTATGAATGATATACAAGTAATGTCTCTTACAACCATTAGACCATACATTACCGTAAAAAGCCCCGTTAATGGACTAAATTTTTACCATTATTTACATATTAAAGGTGGTGCCGGTGGTTTTTATAGAAGAGATTTAGGTGGCGAATTTGACTTTATTCTATACTATTCTTCGCCTGATCAAGATGAAAAAATGGGAGATATATGCCCGCGAATAGCTTGCAGGGAGCTAAATATACCTTGTGGTGAGGGTAGTACTATAGAAGAAGCCCATGAAGATTTTCTTAAGAAACTTAAAAAGAACCCCATTAAATGACAATACAAGTAGGAGATAGGGTAAAACTCATTGGGAAAGCAAAACAATGGACTATTAATAAAAATAAGGAACGCGTAGGCACAATAACTAGCGAGTGTAGAAATTGTTATAATGGAATTTGTTACCGAGTCCTTTTTGACGGTTTAAAAAGTAATCGCACAATTCATTTTTCATTTTTAGAAAAGATTCCTATAAATAATGAACCATTATTACATTAAAACAGAACTTAAAACAATAGATTATGAGCAATGGGAAAGAAAAAATGATGAGCAAGTTTTTTCAAACAATGTTTGAAGTGAATATGGCACGTACTTATGTTGGGCTAAATGAAAAAGGTGAAGTTGAAGCTAGAGCATTAACCAGTGAAGAACTATTGAAACTTAGTGATTTATACGATAATCCTAATGAAATACCTGACGAATATACCATATATACAGAGAAAGATGTAGACAATACTAACTCCTAAACAATTAACTGATGAAAAATAAAAATGAAGTAATTGAATCACTAATAAAAGAAATCCAAAACGAATCCTTTGCATTCTCTGAAATGGCGTTTAATGACAAAAACCTTGTCAAAAGTGGCGCATCCTATCAAGACGTTATAAACGTATTCTTATATAAGAAACTAGCTGAATTTGAATGTCGATTACGGAAGCTGGAACTAGATAATATTTGTAGAACAGATAATGTTATTGGAGGGTAATATTTATGGAACTAGTAATAAAACACCTAGAAAATGAACTTAAAAAGGAAGAACAGGAGATCCAATATACTAAGATCATGGAAGGATTTAGAGATACTGAAATGGAGGTAATCACAAATAGAAATCCATATAATCCAGAATACTACAGACAAATTGAAAAAGCCATTAAAATACTCTCACTTAAACGTTGGGAAACACACTAATTAAATGATAGTTTATCAATTCCTTTACTGTGATAATACCTGGGAATCAGGCTTCATGACAATGAGCCTTCATCTTTCAAAATCTGGTGCCTATAAAGCAATGAGAACTCATTTATTGAACAGTTACCATAATTGGTATTCTGGAAGTACAAAGAATTTCCGTAAATCATGTTTGTTCGGTAAACACCAAGAATGGAAAGTGAGCCCTATCGAGATTCAACCATAAAAAATGAACCCCGCCTAAATAAGCGGGGCTTTCTTTAACCCTTAAAACAACCAACATGAAAAAAATCATTTATTGTTTTCCTCGTCAATCTTATCCAAAGCTGCCATCACTATACCAATAATTTCATAGTACCTATCTTTCTTTTCTCCTAAATAGTCATTTTCATCAAGCTCTGTATGAATGGCTTTGCTAATTTCTGATCTACTATATTTTATTTCACTCATTCCCTTTGGATTTAAACGAATTATAAGCCGAATTACCGGTAAGATATTTCTCTTTGTGATTATCTTCAATTTCTTTTTCTGAACCGTCTTTATTGACTACAGTGAGTGAAATATGGGTTTTGTGATAATCTAGTGGTGGCTGGATGTTGTTTATTTTAATGTTGTCAATGTAGCTTTTTGCTTCTTCCGCCGTGTCAAAATGTTCGCCGCCCCAACTAAAACCTATTAGTTCTTTTGTTATTAGGCAGCCATTATGCCTTATGTAAATGTCATCAACTAATCTGGCAAAGGATTCAGCCATATTTTCTCTCTTAGGAAGCATAGATTCCATCATAAATATTTTCGTGGTTATAGATTGTTATAGAATGGTAGGTCAGGGACATTCTACTAGGATGGGGTTGAGAATACATGAGTTTTAAAACTCCCTTAGTCCGGTAATTAACGTCACACAATATTTGCTATCTAGTACATCTATAATAGCGGTATTACCTGAATTTCCATAATTGGCTACCCAAATTGGGGTATTTTCATTCATTACAAAATCACCGCCTTTATAGCCTTCAAATGTGGCACCTACGGCATCTTGTAGCATTTTTAAAAATGCGGAGACTGACATATATTTCCCTGTAGTTTCAAAATTTAACGCTAATTCTGCATAACTACCTCTCCAACTCATTAATTCAGTAGGAAAAAGGTATTCAAAATCATATTTGACTATTGGTTCGTCTTTTTCCTCCTTATATTTCTCTTTAATTTTAGTTATTCGTTCAATAAGTTCTCCTAGTGTTAACTGATCAGAATTTCGCATTCTTTCCTCTCTTGCTAACTGAATTGATTTATTTACATATTCTTGTAAACCCATAAATTAATGTTTTTTAACTGTTGAATCCTTTTGTTTAGGTGGTGCTGATTGCATTTGAGTTTGAATCTGCTGGATTATAGAGTTTATTATTGGTGCTGATTGATCATACGGTAACTTACCCAGTCCATCTATGGTAGTTTGCCATGCTTCCTGTTGTAGTGTTACTGTATATACTTGTGGTGGCTTTATGGGCTTTAAGGAACCAATGTAATAAGCGCCGGCAGAACCAATTAAAATAGAGGAAATTAAGACTGTAAGAATTGTTTTTTTCATTATTATTTGATTGTAGCAGTGTGAAATATGGTTTTTGTTCCTGGGAACCTATGATTTTTTGTGCCATCCTTTTTTAAAGGAGATTCGACAATGATTTGAGTAAATTCTTTACGGGTTAATTTCCCGCGTTTGTTTCTTTGCTTTTTCATCTTTTAATTTTGATTGATGTTAGGGATTTAGAACTGCCACAAACAGCAGCCCCATGGTCTTTATAATCAAATACTACTTTTTCTCCTACATATTGTTGGAGTGAATCGAATGCTGGCTTATCAATCTTAATATCCTGCGTGTTTTCGTAGGCAGATTTATCACCAGCCCCAACCATTTTACCTCCCTCATAAGCTACTGAAATTTCATAATAATCACAGGGGAATGTTTTATGGCTCACTTTCTGTAACAAGCCAAACTTTAAACCTTCTGATGTTTCACAGGCTGAAATATAGCCTAATGTAAAGAACCCGAGAATAATTGTTAGTTGTTTCATGTTTTTAAATTGTAATTGATATATTGTTTTATAGGTTAGTTATTGCTAATTCTTTCCTACTTATAGACTGAAATATATTTTGAAGTTCATGTAAATACTGAACATCTTCAAAATAAATAAAATTAATGTCCGAATCTTGAATACCACAAGTATTTATCCTATTAACTCCCATTCCTATTTCTACAAAAAGTTCTGACGCATTACCTATGGGAAGTGGTATTCTAAAATCAATTCCTTCTGAATTATGATCAAAAAAGCCATATTTAAGTAAAAGATCAATGCTTAATTCGACTGGGTCAAACAAATGAGGGTTACTATCAATATCCCTATAAATATCAGCGTCAACTGTTACATGTTGGCCAATAACTTCTTTATTCCAATAATTATTGTTAGCATATTTTACTACATTACCTTGTTTAATTTCAAGTATATTTATCATTGATCAGTATTTGTATGTTGTATTATTTAGCTTTTAGCATTGATACATGCAAAGTAATTTTTTTTACTAGCTTTTGCCGGCATTTTTCTACTTGGCCCATAGGCAGGATTCCCCGTACTGACAGTTGAACAATGGCATCAGCATCCCGTTGAAAATGTACAATTTCTTCTGCTTTATATTTAAGGTTTTGTTCTTCCAATTGCTCAGAAAGTCTAGGAGCCAAAGCCCCGAACCTAATTATACAATTTAAACCCATTGTTGATTATTTTAAGAGTTGTTTAACCTTATTACTATAATAGGATATTAGTTGTTTTAATTCCTCTTTTGACCATTTGTAGATCGTTCGGCTTTCTTCCATAAGAATATCAGTTATACCGGGGAACTCTTTTTCTAAATTTTGAGTGTATACAGCCATGTTACCATGTTTAAGACTATTACATACATTACATTGTGGACGGCAATTACGATCATCCCAACGTAAAAACATATGTTTTCGGCTAATATAGTGCCCATTTTCAATTATTGCAATAGGCTCAATTGAGGAACATGTATAGCATTTAACCATTCCATCTTTATTCGCATATTTATGCCGAATGTATTTAGAATACACAGCGTCAAGATCACCAACTAATTCTGCAAATTCTATTTCCTGTTCTTTAGCATCATTTTTAGCAACGCCCTCTAATTTTGCACATTCCTGACAGCGCCCTTTGCTGAATATATACTTCTGCCTACCACAACGTTTACAAATCTTTCGCTTAACTGTTATAAGGCTATTATGCGCTCTCATAATTATTTGCTTTTAACTCTATTTAATTTTTCCCTCAATGCTTCGGTACCAAAAAATGAGACAATAATGCCATTTTTTTTACAATACTCTTTTGCCTCATTTAATACAGATGGGTCTATCTTTAATGAACCACTTGGCGTTTTATCTAATTTCTTTTTGTCTTTCATGGTACAATATTAATCCGCTTTGGTTATAAATCCAAAAAAATCCAAAAATATATTTGCAGATGTAAAAAAGTTGTTATCTTCACATTCGTAACAATAGATCATATGCGTGAATCCATAGTAGACATATCCCTTTATGAAATGAAGCGGCGTTTCCCAGATAAAAAGGAAGTAACATTAGAGGATATATTTAATGATATGGAGCGGGTATTTCGGTTTAATCCGGTAATGGTCAAATCCCGTAGTAAAAAGGGTACTTTAGTATTGTATCGTACTATTTTCTGTTACGTAGCTCGCTTTCATGCCAAATTTAAATTACAAAGAATAGGAGAATTTTTAGATGACCGCGATCATACAACTATCCTGACTAATACCCAAAATGCTACCAAGTATTTATTTACAAAGGATTATGATTTTATGATACAATGGAATAAATACATAACCAACTCAACTCTTTGGAAAGAACATTTATCAGTTAAAAATATTTAATCAATGGCAAGTTTAAGTGTTAAGGAATTTGTAACGGCAGGTAACTTTGTAACATTTGATAGTTTCAGGGCCGGAATATTTTATTATAATATTTCTCATAGAATATCTCTGGAAAGATACCAGTTTCAGGTACCTATAGAAGATATTGGTGGTTCTACATTACTGAATAGGGATAAATCAGTCACATTTATGAGATGGATACGTAAGTCAATTGATAGTGGTACGATGGTTAAAATCAAATAATTAAACAGATGAACAGGGAAATTAAATTTAGAGTTTGGGATGCTAAGGCAAAGTTTATGTGTGATTCGGGTAGAATCCCCGATGGCGTACCACATATGAAATATGAAGTTGGACTGTCTGTATCACCAAAAGGTTGGCATACTGGTATTGATGGGTTACATGTACCTTGGAATGATCCAGATTTACCAATAATGCAATGGACAGGTATCGTTGATAAATTTGATACTGACGTATATGAAGATGACTTCATTGAAATAACATGGAAAGATAACGATACTACAATCGAACGAATAACATGGGATGACAAATATGCCTATTGGAAATATGGTAATAACCCGCTTTGTGAAATTATTGAAGATAAGAATGATTTTAAAGTTATTGGAAACACACATTCAAACCCTGAATACCTAAACAAATAAAGCATGGATAATTCACGATTTAAGTTCAGAGCATGGGATAAAGCTACAAATAGAATGCTTGAAACTGGTTTTCATATCTTGGGTGAAGTAACTTGTTTTGATATTATTACACAGAAGTTAATGGAGGAACCTTTAGGTAAAACCACGTTAGAAAGAATAGGTGATGTAGTTATAATGCAATGGACTGGATTTAAAGACGACAAAGGAATTGATATATATGAGGGGGATATTATAAAAGGATTTTCGTCTTCCGTAAAATATTATGAGGTATTTTTTAAAAATGGCACTTTTCGGCTAAGATACCAATTGGATTCTGGTGAATTTTATGATTGGGGGCCATTATTTAGATTATTTGAAATAGCCACGGAAAAAGATATTCAAACAACTATTGAAGTTATAGGTAAAATATACTCTAACCCTGAACTCTTAAATAAATAATGTATGTACCAAGAAATATATGAGATACCAGATAGCGTAAAAGATTTATTTGCACAAGGCGAAAGTAGTTATCGTATTATAAACTATAATCCAGGAATGGAAATGGACAATATACAATCTATGCAACATTTCCTTGTCTGTATTGGAGCTTCTAGCGAAAATATAGAATGTGATGACGGTACCCAAGTAACATTAAAGCATCCAGATTATCCTAATTGGATGGTTATTGATGCAGGAGGTTTAGGAGACTTCTTTTCTCATAGTTTTATGGTTACTAAATATATCCCCGGTTAAAAATAAAAGTTATGACTGACAAAGAATGGGAAGATAAAATAAGAGAATTTATTTCTGACATTGAAAAGGTAAGGGATGAACATAAACAAGATTCATCTATGATAGTAGGTTTAAGTGAAATTACTTTTAGAAAAAAATCCGAACACGATAACAAAGCGAAAGCATATGACTTTGTAGTAAGAAAACTTAAACGTCAATTTAACCTAAAATAAAACAATATGGCACATCCTTGTATACTCTGTGGTGGCGAATGTGATTGCAATTTTGATATTGATGATTGCATAGTTAATAAAACTCCAAAAAACTGTGAAGGTTGTGGTTGTACACAATTTGCAGAAGATCAAGGTTGGAATGAAGATGACTACGATGACTTTGATTACGAAGAAGATTTAGAAATACCAGATTCACCAAATAAAGTATAACATAGTACTTGGTTAGCATTACCTGATTAGTTTCTAAAATATTGTAGCGTATGAACCTTACAACTGCTTTGGCATTGGCTTTTTTGCAGGGCCGTGTCTTATCAATCAAAACGGCTTTTAAAGAATTTGGCGTAACTAATCTGCCCAGGGAAGCAAGTAGATTAATAGAAAAGAAATTCAATGTTGAATTAAAACGTGTACGTAGAGAAGGAATTAGTAAATATGGTGTACCAATTTACTGGTATGAGTATCGTTTGCCATCAACTGTTTATAATGCAGAAGGAAGAAAGAAAATGGTAGAATACGTTCAGAAGCACTCCCCTACAATAAACGAAGCAAGAACAAACAAAGAATTATCAATAGCTAATACTGTTAAACAACTTAATTTATTATAATGATCAAAATAACTCTATATCCTACCAATGGGATTGGTATTATTGGTAAATCTTGGGACTTTTTACATGCATTATGCGATCATGTAAAAAAGTACGGTGAAAATTTACACTCTTTAATGGAGTACGCTGTTAAATTACCTGAATTTCTTAAAAATATAGAATCAGATATGGTGTGGAAAGTTCAATATTGTGATAATTCAATTAAAATATTTAGCAACATAGACTGGGATAAAAGATTTCACCAAGACGTTAATCCTATTATATTGATTCAATTAAGCGATAGTATACCATTTTGACATTATTTTGTTCGAACTAAACAACTTAATTTACTTTTATGACTATATGGAGACGTTATCGTTTTAGAACTAAGTCAGTAGATGACGAACGACCCTTAATATTTAACCCTGCATACCCTTGGTGGTGTTCTGGATATGGGTTAGGAGGAACAATTGATTAACCTATATATAATTCAGCTATTATCATAGCCTTTTTACCTTCTAACGAAGATTTAAATAAATATTGGCCAGATGCTTATGAAGTTGAATATACCGAACATGAAAAAATTGAATTTAGCGATCGTTTTCCAAAGCCATCTTATTACCAATAATTAAATTCAAAATAAATGATACTAGAAGATCAAATATTCATATGCCCATGTTGTGGTGGAGATGGAAAGGAAACTTGTAACAATCCAGACCACGGTTTTATAAACGCTTTGTCTTTTCATGAAGTCGGAAGATTAGGTTGTCCTGTATGTGGCCATGACCCTAACCATAAAGTAAAAAATGCGGGCCCTTGTGATATTTGCAATGGCTCGGGAAAGGTATCACAAGTTCAATTTGAGAACTATTGTCAAGATACTGGATATGATGAAGAACCGCAATTAATACCAGAATTCGGAAAATAACTTAAATGAAAATAAGCAAGCGCCAACGTAGATTAGAAGCCCAACGACTGCTTAATAAACCAGAAACCAAATTTGAGGCGATAGATTTAAGTGAGCCTGCATTTATTCCTGATGGCATGACCAGGGCATTTAGAAACAATAGGTACACCGTAATGATCTACGATAACTGCAAAACAACTCATGGAACAGCAATACAAGTGCTTATCCAAAATCATTTCGACGAACCGATAAAGAACCATTGGGGCGAAATACAGCGTATTAAAAATGAAATATTTGGGCCCGAAGTAATGGCCATTGAATATTATCCCGCAGAATCAGAATTAATAAACGACCATAATATTTATTGGATATTCATTTATCCACAAGGAGTTATCCCCATAAAACTATTTACATGAAAAACCACACGATCAATAACCGTCCCCAGTTCCAATTTCCTAGCTTCCTCTGAAATAAATTTTGTAATGCAAATCACATACCATAACATTGTGAAATAATTTCCCCTCATGCAAATGACCCCATATAAATTAGCCAAACTAAAAACTGAAGTGGAACAGATCGGTGAAGCATTAGATAAAACTAATGGGAAAGTAGGTGAGGCGGCTAAGTTACTGCAAATAGACCGAAAAACAATCTATAACAAACTTAAAACATATAATAAGTGGATAAAATCTCAATCCAAGAAGAAGGCTATTCCTAAAGCAGAAGCCCCGTAATAACGGGGCCCCAAATCAAATAAGTCCGGTGTTTTTAAAGTCTTTGACCGGAGACAGCGCTTACAACGCTATACAATCTCAAAGTTACAAATACTTTTTGGTATTCTTACCGACTGCTCGGGGCAATGTTATACGAAGAAATATCCCCTAAGATTTAAAGGCACCCCTCGTCACTCCGGGGTCTATGGGCGGTCATCCAATATGCTGTACGGGATTTAATGACCTCAGGAGAGGGCCGTATAGCTTAATATATACTGAGTGGGGAGAGAAGGGTTTTTGTGTTGGTGCCCTGTATATATGAAGGTGGTATTGGTAAAAAGGTAGTTACATATCAGCACCATAAAAGGTGCCGGTATCTACCCTTTGTATTGTATTACAAATTAGTAAATAATATAATATGAAAGTTAAATGTTACTTTGACGGAGCCTGTGAACCAAAGAACCCCGGTGGTAATATGGGTACAGGCGCTTATGTTTTAATTAACGATAAAGAAGTTTATACTCATAGTAATTTTTATCCCGCGAACGATTGGAATACCAACAATGTGGCCGAATACTTAGCACTGCATGAAATTTTGCTTTATTTACGTTCGGCTGAACTTCATGCTAAAGAAATATGGATTCATGGCGATAGTAACTTAGTCATTCAACAGATGTCCGGCAAATGGAAAATAAAAAATGGCTTTTATAAAGACGCTGCTCGTGAATGTGTAACCATCATTAAGGAACTCCAAACCAAATATGTACTTAACTTTAAATGGATACCACGTGAATTAAATGGAAGGGCCGACAAACTTAGCAAACAGCATCTTTTAAGCGAAACAACCCATTAAACCAATCTTTATGAGAAGATCAAGCAACCCAAAGGGAAATGGGGTGCAACTCCCCTTTAATCACGATGGTTTTATTCAAAAATGGCAAGAATGGCTTCAATACCGAAAGGAAAGGCGATTGGCAGCCTATGCGCCAACAGGTCTTAAAGCCACCTTTACCAAATTGATACGAATCAGTTCTAATAATCCAGAACTAGCTATGCAAATCATAGACCAGTCCCTCGAAAATGGATGGCAGGGACTATTCGAGCTTAAATCTATAACCAATGGAACAGCGAATATCCCAAATCCTACAAATAGCGTTAACCAAAACCGAGGAACATCCGGTAACAGAATCCAAGCCGCCAAAGACTATTGAAATTGAAGAATTTGAATTGGCCTTGGGTAATGGTAAAATAGTGGAAAGGCCAGAGGAAGACTTAAAGCAGGCATTACGTTATATTTTTATACTTATCGGGCTAAAGGCCCAAAATTACCCGGTAGACCTTGAAAAACAAATGCTTCATGCATATATATTCAAAAACTATGGCGGCCATCGGCCAGAAGAATTACGGTTAGGGTTTGAAATGGCAATCCAGGGAAAGCTAAATTTAGAGCCAAAGGATGTGAGTTGCTATGAAAACTTTTCAATAGCCTACTTCACAAAGATAATGGAAGCATACCGAGAATGGGCAAGAGAACAGATCAAGCATTTAAACAAACCAAAGCCTAAAATTCCAACAGCCCGTGAAAAACTTGATATAGACCTTGACTATGCAGTCTTTCTATTAAAACAAATTGATAAACTACCTGTAAAGATTTTAAAATGAGTGAATATGAAATAATTAAAGTAAATGGTCTTGAAACTAGAACATGGACTTTACATCCTGAATATGGTTATGGTTGTGCCGAATGTTGCAATGGAGATAGATGTGATGAAGATTGTACAGCCAAATACAAAAGATCTAATTGCCCACACTGTGGTGGTTCTGGATGGATTAAAAAAGAGAGTGTTGAAAAAGTAAAAACATATCCAATAGGTGGGTATGCCCCTGGCAATTATCAATGTCAATGTTGTAAGTGCGGTAATAAATTTGTTGGAGATAAAAGAGCGGTAGAGTGTGAGCCATGTGCCATTAAAGATAAAGAAGCATTTGATGCACTTTCACCAGAAGAACAAGATGAAATAGTAAAACGAAATGTTGAATTAGTTAATAACTTATTAAAAAATTGGAACCAATAACCAAACAAGATAGTCCTTGGCTTCAAGCAGTATGGAGAGTAGCTAGGAAGGAAGTAGCAGTATTTGAAAGCAATAACCTAGCATATACTGATGAGCTTATTTTCTGTAATGCAAGAAGGCATTTAATGGTTTGGTTTTATGCTTACCTGGTATCAAGTAAAAAAGCACCACGTATTGAAGATTTAGAACTAGAAGTAAAAAAGGAAATGTGGGCATTTGTAAAGGAATTATGTGCCGGTAAAACAAATGATTCAAAACGCATGAAGGAAATTGCCAAAGTCTTTTATCTAATAGAGTATTTTATAAATGAACCACGTAATTCCACTACATGAATAAATATAGTATGATTTTCCACAGAGGCGCAGAAGTATATTCCCCGGAAAAATTTATCCATATTAATACAAAGGACAATATAGGTCGTGTATTTAGGATATGGAAAATATTTTATTTATACAAAACTAAAGGGATCTTTTGGTTCAGGTTCTTTGGTAAATGGGGAATACATGGAAAGAACTTAAAGGTTCGTGAGGCACTGTTTTCAGATCGGAATAGCTTAAGTAAACGATTAAAAATAGGAAGTTGGATATTCAAAACTTTAAAATAATTCACAATGACAATAGAAACTAAGTACAATATAGGTGATGAAGTATGGTTTATGGAAGATAATAAAACCAAGACCATAATAATTTCAATGATACTTATCAGTTGTGGGGATAATACATTGTTAAGTGACAAAGTTAAAATAACATATACAATATCAGGGCGGACAAATCAATATCTGGAATCTGAATTATTTCCATCTAAAGAATTATTACTTCAATCTCTTTAAAAATGGATAATAAAAAGTATTGCCCTAGCAATGGCACAGAAGGTATGGCGTTTATAGAACATTATTGTGAAAGATGCATAAACCAACATCCAGACCCCAACAATAAAAAACAGTGCATGATATTATGCCATACAATGTGTTACTCAGTTAATGATGAAAAATATCCCAAAGAATGGATTTATGACGACAATGGTAAACCAACCTGTACCGCCTTTGTAAAATGGGATTGGGATAATGATGGTGACCCCGATGATCCGGATAATCCTAAAGCACCTATACCATATAACCCAAACCAGCTTTTGCTACCCTTCATCTTTGACGAACTTAATATTCCTAAATCAAAACCTGAATTTATATGACTAAAATATTTTGGGATACAGAATTTACCGGATTACATCAAAACACTACTCTTATAAGCATAGGATTAGTAGCAGAAACAGGTCAATCGTTTTATGCTGAACTGGTAGATTACGATAATTCACAGGTAGATACATGGATTCAGGAAAATGTAATAAAGCACCTTATATTGAATCATAACTCAGTTGATTTATCACTAAACGAAGTTCGAGCACAAGGAAATTTTTATCAAGTAGGCCAATGGCTACAAACATGGTTGGCTCAATTTGATCAGGTAGAAATGTGGTCGGATTGCCTTGCATATGATTGGGTTCTGTTTTGCCAATTATTCGGTCACGCATATAACATACCTAAAAACGTTTATTATATTCCCTTTGATATTTGCACATTGTTTAAAGTAAAAGGAATTGACCCAGACATAAAGAGGGAAGAATTTACAAAGGAAATATTTCAAGATGACTTTATGAGCAAACATAATGCACTTCACGATGCCTACGTAATTAAGGCATGTTACAATAAACTTCAACATTATAACCGTGAAAATACTTCATCTAACAATTACAAAGCAGTGGTTTGATATGATTGCTTCGGGTGAAAAGAAAGAGGAATATAGACAAAAGAAACCATATTGGATTTCCAGATTAGTTGAAGTATTTGGCCCTAAACATTCCTGTGAAGATTTTAATTTTGAGCATTTAGGATTTACTTGTTCGTTGGATACACCAGTATACTATGATATAGCTCGATTTAAAAATGGATATAATAAATCAGCCCCTGAAATGGATGTAGAAATACTTGATATAGATGTAAATTGTGGTAAAGAAAAATGGGGAGCTAAAATAGGTGAATCATACTTTGTAATAAAACTGGGTCAGATTCTATCAATTAAAAATTACACGCCAGATGACAGCCAAAGAGTATTACTTCAAAGAAACAAGTAGCCATGAGTTCTTAAACAATGATGCTATAATAGAAATAATGCAGAAATTCGCCAAACATAAAATTGAAGAGCGAGATAACCAGTGGGAAAATGAATTGGCCTTAAATAGTACTGTAACAAGATGTACAATAAATAAATTAGAGTACTAAAATATATGTATCTTCATTACCAAAATATAACTCTAAAATGAGAATGTTACTAACCCCTGATCAAGAGTCTGCTTTGTGGCATTTAGGAGAAACTATTAAAACTCCATCTGGTAAAACAATACAATATTTCCCCTATTATATGCAATCTGTTGCGCCTGGTGAATATGAAAGGCTGACATTTGAACAACTCCCCTCTGATGCAAAAGACATGCTTTTAGCTAACAAAGGAATCAATATAAACACAAAAGAATCATATTAACATGATTATTTTAGATAAGGTTACAATGATTTGTGCAGACTGTTATAATCATGGATTAGCAATAACAGCATTAAAAAAAAGTTTATCACAAGTTACGCCAGCAAGAACAATTTTATTTACAGATAAACTTTTTAATATACCTGGGATAGAAACTATAATTATTGAACCAATTCGCTCCAAAAGAGAATATTCAAGATTTATAATCAAGGAACTACACAAATATATTGAAACAGAGTTTATTCTTATCGTTCAAGGTGATGGTTATGTACTTGATGCTAATCAATGGTCGGAAGAATTTTTAAAATATGATGCTATCGGTGCACCTTGGCCTTATGACCATGATAGACGAGTAGGAAACGGGGGAGCAGCAATAAGGAGCCAAAAATTACAAAAAATATTAGGTACTGATGAATTAATAGATGTAGTGCATCCAGAAGATCAATCGGTTTCAATTATATACAAGTTTTATTTAGAAGAAAAATATGATATTAAATTCGCGCCCGAAGAACTGGCATCTAAATTTTCTTTTGAATTAATAGAACCAACCTCCCCGACCTTTGCTTTTCATAGTTTTCATTGGCCGCCTTATCGGAAAACAGTAGTTATATCAAGACACGCTAGCTTGGGAGATGTAATCATGTGTGAGCCAGTTTTACACCATTTTTATTTAAAAGAATATAGAGTAGTACTCGATACACTTCCACAATTTTATGAACTATTTAGAAACCATTATTTTCCTGTAGAGTATTACGAACACTTTAATAAAAAGGTAAAACATGAAGTTATAAATCTGAATATGTCATATGAGTCCGATCCCCAAAAACTTCATTTAAAAGCATATTATGAATTTGCTGGTGTACCAGAAGATGAACAAGTAATACGAAATCCAAAATTAAACTATCAAGTAGAGGCAAACTCAAAGCTATTTAATAAATACGCTGTAATTCATATTGATAAACGTCCCGATGGGCATAGAGACTGTAACGGGATTAATTGGAAAGAAATAGTAGAATTATTAAATCAAAAAGGATATACGGCTATCCAAATAGGAAAGGGAGAACATGAAAATACCGGTGCTATTGAAATGAAAACTGTTACCCAGGATTTATTATGCTATCTTATTGCAGGTTGTGATCTATTTATCGGTATTGATAGTGGGCCGTCAAATATTGCATTAGCAACCGGTAGAAAAATGATAACATTTCATGGCTCCGTAAATCCAGATTATATTTATCCAGAAACTAATAACGTTTATCCAAGGAGTAACCATTATGGGAAAGTAAAACCATGTAATACTCCTTTTTGCTGGCATAATGCAATAGGATGTGAAGGAATGAAATGTGTAGTAAATGAAAAAAATCCTCCTTGTGCCATCTATTCAACCGAATCTTTAATATATAAAATACTTCACTTGGAGTAAATTCAATGAGAGAACTAACCGATGCAGAATTAATGGTAGCTACGGAAGAAGAAATAAACTTCTATAATAAATGCATAGAGGGGTTGCCTTCTATAAATGGCTTAAATGGTGATGGCCTTGGTGAAAATGGGGAGCCATTGGTATACGGTTCAGGGCCACACATCGTCAAGCATTTTATTGAAACCGTAAAAATAGTTCAGCCAAAACGAATATTTGAAATTGGATTCAATTTGGGCTATTCCGCTGCTATATGGATGGAGGTGAGTGAAGCGGAAGTTTGTAGTTGCGATATAAGCGAAAGAGAGGAAACCATTAAAGCCGCTAGATTCTTGGAGCATAAATATAGGTTTCATGATCGGTTTACATTTAATCATAGGTATGATTTAGACGATGAGAACGGTGGCGTAAATCCGTTCCATGAATTTTATTTCGATCTTGCTTTTATTGATGGCGGTCATGATACTTCAAGCATAATAAAGGATATTGTGCTATGTAAAAAATGGAGGATACCATTTCTTTTGTTTGACGACTGGTATCCGCGTTTTGCAGACACTCAAATAGCGGTAGCACAATTCCCTGAACTAGAACTAGTAAAAGATATGAATAATCTCAGACTTTATAAAGTAAACCATGGGAGTAACAAGGTATAAGAAAATAGTAGAATGCGAATGCGGGTGTAATTATGGTAGCCCATGCGGCAGAAAGATCGCTTATTTATTCTGTTACAATCGCTCTGTAGATATTGGATCACTATACATAAAAGATCATGCAGAAAAAGAGGAAAGTAAATACCAGCATATTAAAAGCATGGGCGATAACGAAATATCTGCATTAATTGAAGTATTAACAGCAAACGATACAATTGAAGAAATTACGGATGAAGAACGAAAATTAATATAATTAACTTAAAATCAATGACAACTGAACAAAAAATAGAAGCTATTCAATTGGCTATTAAAAAAGCAAACAATCTTGAATCTAAAATGGATGATGTGGCGTGGTCAGTGCCGGCGCTATCTTCTTTGCGTATACGGCATTTAATGAATAACCTGGGGGCAATATCAACAAGGTATATGGAACACGGCACACACAAAGGGGGGCTTTTTTGTTCTGTTTTAAGGAATAATCCTAATATTGAGATTGCCTATTGGGGGGACAGTTTTGCTTCGGATAAAATCACAGGCGAAAATGTGGAAGAACAATTCGAGATAAACTATTTAAAATGCATAGAGGGAACGGATGTTCTTATCCTTGGTGCCGTAGATGATACCTTCAATTTATACCCTAATTTCGGGGATGGGGTTGATTTATATTGCTTTGATGCAGATCATTCATATGAAAGCCAGAGAAAGGCTATGAGCCATTTTTTGCCATCAATGGCAAGCGTCTTTGTTGTGTGTGTTGACGATTGGCAATATGGTGATGTTAAGCAAGGAACCTTGGATGGTATAGCGGACAGCAAGTGTGAGGTGTTGTTTCATCAGGAATTATTAAATTCAGAACCGTATAATGAAAATGAACATCGGAATGATGAATATTGGCGCGGGTTTGCAATTTTCTTATTAAGAAAACCAGAATAATGGAAATTATTATTACCTCTGAACTGTATGGTAGTCATAAGGTTTATTATGACGATGAAGATCATAATTTAGTGAGTCAATTCAATTGGCATATTGCAAAGGGGAAGAGGGATGTTTTTTATGTAAGGGCAAGAGTGCCAAATAAATTAAGGGGGAAATTTGGCTTTAACTCAATTCGGATGCATAGGTTGATTATGGGGGCGAATGAAGAGCAGGTGGTAGATCATATTGATCATGACGGTTGCAATAATAAAAAAAGCAATTTACGGTTTGTGTCAAGCAAAGAAAGCATGGCAAACACAAGAAAACATTCAGATGGCCTGACCGGTTTCAAGGGTGTTACTTTTCAAAAGAAGAAAGGTTTATATCATGCCAGGATAAGGGTGGATGGCAAATTAATATCACTTGGTAGAAGTAAAAATCCTATAATAGCAGCCGAGAAATATAACAAGGCCGCCTTAAAGTATTTTGGTGAATTTGCTCATTTAAATGCTATACCATAATGAAGACTATACCCCAATACAAGGGAAAAGACCTGATTGAAAATATTCACCTAATGAATGACGACGACTATAATGTTGTGAGAAATAGAGAAATAATATTTCATTCACATGATTTATACGAGGCTCAAAATGTTGCAGCAAAAGAAAAGGGCGTTATTTTCGGGAAGGGGATTATATATTTTTTCAGCATAATCAATTGTAATGAATAGAACATTAGGCGGTAGCCTTTTTATACGGAATGGAGAAAAGTTTGACTTTTGCTATAAAGAGGCAATACGATGCTTGCTTGAATTTTGCGATAGAGTAGCGGTATGTGTAGTCCCTACCGATGACAATACTGCATCAGGTGTGTACGATACCCTTGTTGGTAGAGGAATTATAAGATATGTTTCAAATATAGAGTGGGAACATATGCAGTTTCATGGCAAGCATCGACTTTCTATTTTTACTAACTACGCCATAGAAATGCTGGACACAGACTATGTATTCAACTTGCAAGGCGACGAGATAGTAGACCCTAGCAGTTATGAATGGATTCGCAGGGCAATACAAGAGGGCCAAGAAGGCTACTTATGTAGCCGGGTGAATCTATGGAGTAGCCCCTACACTCAACTTAACGTGCCACACGCTCGTAAACCATGTAGCACCGAGATCGTAAGACTTGCCAAAACGTGTTATAGGGCTTATGACGACGCTGAAAGCATCGCGGCACCAGTTGATAGCAAATTCTTGGATAAGATCAAGATATGGCATATGGGCTTTGTGCGTAAAAGAGAAGTGCACCCGGCTAAGATCAGGGAAATGCAAAGTAATATTTTCAGGTGTGGGGTTGACGAAAAGCTAACTGGCATGGAGGTATTTGATTCAACTAAATGGTTCAGCCCCGATGATCTTATACCTATTCAGGGTGAATTGCCTCCACTAATTCAAAAATGGGCAAAAGAAAGAGAGTAACTATAACGTTTTAGTTCCACGTGGAAACAAATAACCCCTGATTTTTAAAACATCAGGGGTATGCAAAAACTAACCCATTAAGACACAGAGTTTATGCACCGTTGCTTACTAACTGACTAGTGGTGCTGTCCGTATAAAATTTAATAGGGTTGGCTGAAACACCAGAGGCTGATTGCTCAATTATAGAGTTCATAATTACTCCATTTGAGGTAATACCAAGAGGTGCGGGATAAAATTTTAATTGAGCTACATTGAGAAATGTATTTGCTCTACCGTTGGTTGCTCCAGGAAGGTCGCGTAAACCAAATCCTTTATCGTAGCCATAAATTGATGCTACAATACGTGGTGCTGTTAAGGCCATAACTCATTAATTTTTAGTTATTAATAAAACTTTTTTGTCCCATTACGGGATTTCTGTAATATAAAAATAAACAAATAACTAATTGCTACAACGTTTTAGTTTTTATGGGTCTGATTAGCGTAAAACATAGTATGCCGGGGGGCGATTTGGTAAGCCTGCTTCCGTCCTTAAAACATCTATATGATACAACCGGTAATAAATCCGTCATATATCAACGGGTGAACTTATCATATGCAGATTTTGGGGGCGCTTACTTGGGGGCGACTTATTCCATAAAGGATGAAAATAAAATGCCGGTATCAATGAATAGTGCAGTTTTTGAAGCACTGAAACCTTTATTGTTATATCAATCTTACATCGAGGATTTCAAAGAATGGGGGACAGAAGAAGTGGACTACGATATGGATTTACTTCGCTCTATGGAAACAACAATGCCAATGGGCAATATTCAACGATACCCTGGTTATGTATTCCCTGAAATGCAATGTAATTTAAGCGAGCAAAGTGTTTTCTTGCCTAATAAATTCAACAATGAAGCATTTGGGAAAATCTTAATAAATAGGACTGAGCGGTATAACAATATGTTTATAAGCTATACATTCCTAAAAAAATATAAGGATGAAGTATTATTTATTGGGTTGCCCCATGAACACGAAATATTCTGCAAGCAAAACAAATTGGATATCCAACACTTATATTTGGGAAACTTCTTAGAAATAGCTATCGCATTGGAAAGTTGTAAGGTATTCATTGGGAATCAAAGTATGTGTTTTCAAATAGCTGAGAATCTTAAAATACCTAGAATTTTAGAAGTATGCAAGCAGATTCCAAATGTTATCGGTAATGGCCCCTATTTCTATGATTTCCTTTATCAAAAAGGATTAGAATGCTGGACGGATAAATTATATAATAAATAGGTAAATTTGATAAACCACATAACTACATGGCTGTCAAAATAAAGACATCAAAAAACAAAGGCCCGATAGAATATCCTGATGATCATAAACCAGGGATCAGAGTGCCGCTCAATGGCTCATGTTGTTTAACATGCGAATATTACAAGGGGAGTGATCTCTGTAGTAACGAATATTTCAAAAAGTGGAATGGTTCTGAAAAGCTACCTTATCCAGCTGAGGAATACTGTTCTGATTGGTATGAACAAAAATGATAAATAATGACAATCTTAGAAAAAATAAATCAATTGCATCCTAATGGTGGCTTTGTTGGTGGGCTAACAAGTTTAATTGTAGGGCCAGTAGGAATTGGATTTCAGGTATATCATAGTAGTGATGCTAAAAGTCAAATATGGTTTAAAGAAAATGATGCAATTCCAATAACCAATATAAAAGATGGGAAGGTATTTATTCGCCCATTTTTAAATGAAATCCCTGTATCTATTGATGGTAAATTTAAAGGGCTAAAATATTCAATTAAGAGCCATGAATAGACGTTTTTTAATAAAAGGCATTTTAACCCTAGTAGCCGCGCCAAAGATATTGAGTGAGATAGATTTTAAGCCACCTTTAGTGATGAAGGCCGGAGCAACAATTTTATGAAATTAAAAATGTAATTAAATGAGCAAACTAACCCATGTAGAAGATAGGATAGTAGTAAAAATAAATATGAGTTATAAGGATAGTCATACATTCTCCAATGGTATGAAGATCTCGTTAGAGCGTAAATATAATAACTTCGATGAAAAATATACCAAACCGGTAAATGCTATCGTAGTATCTGCTAAACATATACCAGAAGGATCAGAAATATTAATTCATCATAATTGCACACACGATACTAATAGGCTTTTTAATTATCAAAAACTATCTGGTAAAGTTGAAGCAGATGATGTTCGTTATTTTTCTATATCTGAAAATGATGCATTTGTATGGAGAAGTAATGGAGAATGGCAACCATTACCTGGATATGATTTTGCTTTAAGGGTATTCAGGCCATATAAAGGAAGTCTACAAGGCATCGAACCAGAAAAAATACTTTCAACCCTTCTCGTAACTACTGGTGAATATAAAGGATTAATTTGTCATACCATTAAAGCAGTTGATTATGAATTAATTTTTCAGGATGTTACAGGTAGGGAAGCTCGTTTAATACGAATACGTACGCATGGAGATGAAAAAACACAAAGAGAGGAAGAAATAGTCGCCATTAATCATAGTTTAACTAAACTGTATAATGAAGGAAAACTTCTAGCTGGCCTTTCAAAATCTGATGCTAAACCAATAAAGGAATACGGATGAAAAATTATATAGATAAAGTAGATAACAAAACCAGGTGCGATCACCCACAAGTAATTAAGTTTTATGAATGGGGTGGCTGTTCCATGACAGATGCATCAAATAAAATATACCATTACGCCACTATTATATTAAAAGATGGAACTCGTAGAGATTTTGGGCCTAACGAAGATCACGAGGTGTCCTATTATGATTGTAATACTTTTTTAAACCAAATAGGCGAATAAGTATGTCTGATGAAAAAGAACTACTCAAGAAAATAAAAGAACTAGAAACAAAGGTTAGGATATATGAAGATAATGGAGCGGCAAAACTATACTACGCACTTAACCGAAAAATGAATGAGATGGGAGATATGCTAAATGATAATTCTCTAAATAGCATAAACTTAGATGACCCTAAAGACAAGAGCTTTGATAGAATATTCAAGTTATTAGAAAAAAGTGAAACGGTTGCTAGTTCCGCCAAAGTATTAGGAACTATTGCAGGCATTACTGGAGATGAAGAAAAAGACGTGGCCCGAAAACCATTTATTGAAACCGTTGCAACTAGGAGGGATTAATGTTATCTGTTGATATATATGGTTCACTTATTTATACCGCCGATAATCCATTAGAGACATTAATTGAAGGATGGGGCAGAGAAAGACATGAACAGATTTGGAGACGGCGTGAATTACCATCCTTTTTTAATAATGTAGAGTATGATAAAGATGACAATGCCATTCTTACTCCACAACAAGAACAATTTGCACGGGAAGAAGTAATTAAATGTAAGGAGGGTTATTGGTTCTTTAATAATGGAGTTCCAACCTATATAACTGGTAAACACTATTTTTATCTTAACTGGTGGAAGCTAGAGGATGATATTTATCCTGAATACCGAGACACTGACCGCCGGTATTTTTTATTTTTAAATCATTGGGAAAATGTACTATGGTGTTTAGGTATTTTTAGGGGTAAAAAACGTCGTGAGGGAGCTAGTTCACAAGCGACTTCTAACTTAGTATATGAATGTATTTTCTTTACTAACAGTAATTGCGGGCTTGTAAGTAAAACTCAAATTGATAGCCGAGATACGTTTACCGACATGGTAAGGCATGGATACACTCAATGCCCCATATTTTTAAAACCAAGACAATTAAATCGGGCAGATAGTGTAACAGAATTAGTATTTGCAGCAAGATTGAAAAATGGAGAGGCTGTAGATGGGGGACAGAAATCAAAAATAAATTATAGGGCACCTGTTTTAAATGCTTACGATAGAGGTCGTATGACTCGAATATTAGCTGATGAGGGTGGGAAATGGCCGACTGAGGTAGATTTTGCTAAATTTATTTCAATAGTAAGTAAAACTATGGTGAAGGGAGCTAAGCGGGTAGGCTTTTGTGAGGCACCATCCACCGTCAACGAAATGACTAAAGGTGGAGGTGCAGCTTTCAAAAAAGCGTGGGATGGAGCTAATCAATTTAAATATCCAAATAGACCAACTCCCAACCGATTTGTTACTTACTTCTCTCCAGCATATGATGGATATGAGGGCTTTATTGATCGACATGGTATGTCAGTTATAGGAGAGCCAACCCATGAGCAATTCCAATACCTGGTTGACAAATGGGTTAAGAAAGACCCCATTACTGGTATAGTTGTATCCGAACTTACAGAGGAGGATATAAAGATGGGCGCTCGTCAATATGTAATGGTTAAAAGACGAGAAGGATTGACAGGTGATTTGTTAGAAGAAGAAATACGCATGAACCCTTGCACAGTCGAGGAAATGTTTGAAGCTGCTAATATAGGTTGCGTTTTTAATTCATACAATATTACAAAAAGAGAAAAAGTTTTAGAAGAAAATCCTATTTATAAGAGAAAGGTTATCTTCTACCGAGATTTAGATGGAGTAGTAAAATGGCGAGATATTCAAGAAAGCGAAAAAAACTTCCATTGGTCTATAACTGCATTCCCACCAAAAGGACAAGAAAATAAATATAGGTTTGAAAATAAACTACGATACCCTGGAAGAACTGAAATTGGCGCTATTGCAGTAGATGGCTATAGCAACAGCCAAGGTGGAAGAAAATATGGTTCAAAAGCATCTGCGTGGATTGGATTAAGACCAGATATTTTAGACCCTTATAATACAGGCAAAGCCATTGGGCACCTTTATGGACGACCGGCTGTAAAAGAGACATTACATGAACAAGTGATGCTGGCCGCAGAATACTTTGGATTTAAAGTATGGTATGAACATAATAGCGACGATTATTTGTCATATTTTAGAGATAGGGGGAAAGTAGGATATCTGGGAACTTACCCATTAAGTACAATTGATCCAACAAAAAGAGCGGATGCAGACCGTTTTAAAGGGTTCCCTACTACGCCCTTTAGTTTAACCAAGCAATTAGATTGCGGGATAGCTTATTTTGAACATTATTGCGATTTAATAGATTTTGAGGAACTTTTACAAAATGCCAAGCTGTTCGATCCATATAATCGAACTGCCTACGATACTGTAGTTTCTTTTTTAATGCTTTTAGTATGTTTAATGGAACCAATACGCAAGCCTAAACCACCAACAGAACCATTAGTAAGAAGCTATATTAATACCTACGGTAATCAAAATTTTTTAGGTAATTAAGCTAAATCGTTGTAGATCAATTAAAAAATCTTACATTTGATTAACTTTCTTGATTAATGCCTGATAATCAAAACAATAGTATTGGAATTTCCGGCCAATCGTATAAAGATTTTCTTCTTACAAAGAATATCCAAGATAAACTTGACCCTAAATACGGCAAACAGTTGGCTATGGATATTGAAGCTAAATATTCGGCCGGGGTTGCAAACGGATATTCGTTTTTAAGAAATGATCGTTTTAAGACTAATATTTTATGGTCTGCTGGTAAAATAAATGCCTATGCTTTATTCGCTGATCTTTTAAACTTCAATGGAAAAATAAATTACGCAAACATTGATTGGAAACCTTTAATGATAATTAATAGAATTATCAGTGGGTTAGTAGGTCGATGGATGCAACGAATAGAAAAGGTTCATGTTACTGCTATTGACCCTATATCTGTTAATGATAAAAAAGAACAATACGAACAAGCTGAATTTGTTTTATACAATCGAAAACAACTAGAACAATTACAACAAGAATCGGGAGTACCTATGATACCTCCTGATCAATTTGTAGCAGAAGATAAAGATGATTTAGAAGAATGGGCAATAACGGGGCAGAAATTACCAGAAGAAATAAAGTATGAAACAGGGACTAATGATATTCTACAGTCACAGGGATTTTTTGATGTTTTAAAGAAAAAATTACTTCATGATTCAGCCGAATGTGGCCTAGTGGGTACCTATGTTTGGATGGATGAATATGGTGTAATTCATGTAGAATGGGTAAAACCTTTGAACACATTCTATTCATATTCAGAATACGATGATTTCAGAGATACTGCTATGCGTGGTTATGTGAAATCTATGAAGATTTCAGAGCTACGCAGGAAATATGGGAAGGAATTTGGGGGTAAGTTAACAGAAGAAGAAATATTTCAAATAGCCCAAACATCTTACGAATATCAACGATTCGATAAACTTACATGGAATTATGATTGGTTATTAGCATATATACGACCATATGATGAATGGAACGTAGAATGCCTTGTATTCTGGATTAAATCAGTAGATGAAGATGGTTATTTAATGACTGTTACTAAACAGAATAAAAGAACCATCATTGAACGAAGACAACAAGCTCCAACTAATTTAGATGAAAATCAAGAGTTCGTAAAAAAAGATAAGTGGAATCTGTATAAAGGAGTATATGTTAGATATGCTCAAAAGATGTTGGAATGGGGGTTAGATAACAATATGATTCGGCCTCAAGACCCAAAGGAATGTGGTGATGTAGAGTTTCCAATAAGTCTTTATATGTATCAAAATCAGGATATGCGAAATATTGCACTCCCTGAAAAAATAGAAGTGCCAGTTAAGCAAATGATGGTTATTTACTTTAAGATGCAACAAGTAATAGCCACAATGATACCTCCAGGCGCTGCAATTAATATAGATGCATTGCAAGAAGTTCAATTGGGGTTAGCTGCGGATGGAGAAAGCTCAATAAACGTACAAAAACTATATGAACAAACCGGCAGATTATATTACCGTGGCCGAGATGCCGAAGGGAATGCATTACCAGTTCCAATTACAGAACTGCAAAATGCAGGATTTATTGGAGCAATGAACGGGTTAATTGATCAATACCAATTTCAGTATGGAGTTTTAAAGGATCAATTAGGGGAAGACCCAAATCTTATTACTCAGGCCGTTCAACCACGTGTTACATCGGAAAATGTTGAAGCATCCCAACAAGCCGCGGCATTCGCTACCGATTATATGTATGATGCTTATTCTGCTGTGATGGCTGAAACTGCAAAAAAAGTAGCATGCTTACTTAATAATTCAGTCCGGTTCGGCAGTAAGGCTTATCATCATTTAATGCAAGAGGAAGATGTAGCTGATCGACAGTTTGCAACTAGATTTGAAATGCTTCCAGATCAATATGAATTAATGGATTTAAAGAATTTTATGAATCAGTCATTGGCTGCCAATCCTCCATTAATTCAGTATTTAGACCCGTTTAGAATAATGAGAATAGCTAAAGAAAACGTAAAATTAGCATCTCTTTATTTAAGAAATGCCATGAAACGAATGAATAGGGCAGAATCTGAAAAGGCGCAACAACTTAGTCAGCAAAATGCCCAGGTACAAGCAATGGCGGCTCAACAGAAGGCGCAAGGAGATATGCAGTTACAAACTCAGAAATTGCAAGTAGAAAAGGAATTAGAAGAATATAAAGGGTTACAAGCCATGAAGCTGGCTATAGTGCAAGGTGCGATGCAAATCGCAGCTAAATCCGAAAATCCTCAAATGCCTACTTGGCTAGCTCCTGTTTTAAATCAATTGGTGCCCAATTTAACTATACCAATCGACCAAGAAAATCAACAAATGGCTCAATTAATTCAAGGGCAAGCTATGCAACAACAGCAAAAGCAACAAGAATCTCAAGAGCCAGCAAGCGAAGAAATGCAAGAAAGTCCTGAAATGGTACAACAAGAACAAATTCAATAACAACAATTATGGATACTCAACAATTAGCAGAAATAAAAGCATTAGCCATTAGATTAGCATATGAAATCAAGCCTACCGAAGAAATAGCAACAATATTGACAGATGCTGATATTATTTATCAATATTTAATTAAATAAAAATGGCTACAATAAATTGTACAAACCGAGGAGCTTCTCAAGCTATTAAAGGATCAAGCGTTGAAATTATACTTAATGGAGCAGAATCTTTAAGCGTATTGCCGGTGTTAGCCGTAGGACAATTAGCTACCGTTAGCAGCAATGGTGCGACAGGGAGGATAGACTTCGTTGATACATTGGGACATCTATTTCGGGTTAAGCCAACGCAACCAAATTTACAATTTAATTCAGGAACAACCAATACATTGAACGTCAATGAATTGATAACAATCACTTATTAACATATTACAAAATGGTAAGTAAGGTAACTGAATATTCATTTTCAAATAATAAGTTAGTCATTGATATAGAAATGGCTAGGACTATTTCTATTCAAATAATTGGCGGGAGTGGTACTCGTTCACTTCAAGGCACCAATGATGGAGGTGCAGTAACAGGATCTACTATTAATAACGCAGGCGATGCAACAAATTTTAGTACTATTCAGGCCGTAAAATTATCCGATGGGACATCGGTAACGTCTATTACTGATGCCGGGCTTTATAAAATTGATCCTGTAGCTTTTCAATATCTTCAAATAGGAGATGGTTCAACAGCCGCCGCAACAAAAATATTAGTTTATAGGACTTTTGGAACTGGATTATAATTTTTTTATATTTTTGCTACAACGTTGTAGCTTTAAACAAATTTATGTATGCCTGAAAATGTAGCAACAGTAGATCAGCCTCAAATATTGGAACAACAGCAACAAGCCGCGGTTGATAATGTAAATCAACAAATAGCAGAAAGTTTATGGAATAATGTGCCGAATGCCTATCAATCGTCGGAGCAACCAGACCAAAATGCTGCCAATACTGATCAACCAAAACCTAATGAAGTTGCTACACCAGATATTGATTCTCAAGAGTTATTAGGCGAGGATGAATATTTTCAAAAAAACTTTGGATTAAGCCTTAATGACTTTAAATCAAAATGGGAAACATTCAATAAACCGCAAGAGGCCGTACAGCCTCAAGAAGTAAAGTGGACATACGATGAATCCAAAGAAGATGAAATATATAATTATATTCATCAAAAAAGAGAGTTAGACCGCCTAGAAAAATATGATATCGCAGACGCAAACCAAGCAGCAGAAATTCTACGTGCAAATCTCCAATATAAATACAAGGGCACTCTTTCATCTCAAGAAATAGATCGCTTATTTTCAAAACAGTATTCACTACCTACAAAGCCCATCCAAAGTTTAGAGCAGACAGACGAGGATTATGCATTGGCTACCCAAGCATGGGAACAACAGGTAAGTGAAAAACAAATGGATATGATTATAGAGGCTAAAATGACAAAGCCTGAATTATCCAAATTAAAAAGCCAAATAGTTCAACCAGAGATACAAAAGCCACAACTACAGCAACAAGGTCCAACCCAGGAAGAACTGGCTGCCGCAGAAGCTGGACGTAAGGCTTATTTAGGAGCATTGGAAAGTGGATATCAAAATTTTAAAGGATATAGTGTAGTAGCAAAAGACGGAGAAGTTCAATTGCCAATTAACTATACTGTTACCCCCGAAGAATTAACTGCTTCCAAACAAACGCTTGAAAATTTTAATATTAATGATTTTTTCGGTTCACGCTGGTTTGATGAAAGTGGAAATCCTAAAGTAACTGTCATGCAAGAAGATTTGTATGATTTGGTTAATCGGGATAAAATTCATCAAAAAATAGCTAATGAGGCGGCTGCTCAAATGAAAGCCTACCTTATTAAAAACCAAAATAATATTAATCTTAATTCAGTAAATCAGAATATGGGGCCAACTGCAAATCAAGCACCTCCAAAAACTGAAAGTCAATCGTTAGCTGAGAATATTTGGAAGTTATAAACCTTCACAATTAAAAATTAAAAACAATGGCAGGCATTCCTACCAGTAATATATTGCAACCCGGTAATATTTCAGTTTCCGGTGGTGCAAATAGAACACTCGTTTCCAATTTACAATTACTTACTCCACAGTACTATAAAACATTTGTTGAAAAATATGGGCCTGAAAACTGGACATGGTGGTTAGCCACATATGGAGGCATGGAACAAGTTTACAACCGTAATTTCTTCTGGTTTGAAAGCAGAGGTAAATTGCAAATTGGTATTCAACTTGCTTCCGATGTAACAGGGTTATCAGCAGGTTCAACTGCTGCTTGTACTTTGGCGGCTGGCTTCCATTATAATTCAGGTACTCAAACTCCATTAAGGGTTGGTGAAACAGTATATATCGCTTCTACAAACGTTGGAGCTGAAATTATAGCAATCACAGGAACTACCCCGAATGCTTTTACCTTTAATTTACGGCCAAAACAATCTACTCAATCATTAGCATCTGCTGGTCAGGCATCTACCCTGCAAGCTACAGATGTATTAATTTTTGGTGGTCGTACGGACGTGGGGGAAGCATCTGGTACAAGCGATCCTCAAGTTTATTTAACTCAACCGTACAATAATAACATTACTGAGTTTCACGATACCTGGTCAGCTACTGACTTGGGTGAAATGACAGATGTATATATTGATACTGGCGTAAGTGGTTCGCCTATTGGCGGTGCTGCACAAGCAGGCACAAGCTACTTTACATACATGGGGTTAACAAAAGCATCTCAACGTTTCGTTAATAACGTAGAACGTAAATTGATGTTTGGTGATGCAGTTACAAATACAGGATTAGGGACTACGACATCCGTCGGTTCACAAGGTGTTTTACCATTTATTTTAGCTAACGGGGAAACTGTAAACTATTCAGTAGGTAATTTGGATATTGGATTTTTACATACTATGACGCGTGTAATGGATGTAAATGGATGTGTGAAACAAAATATGTGGATGGCAGATATTTTCCAACGCCAAGACTTTTCTGATGGTATTTTTACTCAATTCCCTGCTGGTTCTTTTGTTTGGGGATATGGTGAAAAGTCAGAAGAAGCTAGTCTAGCTTATGGTTTTAAAGTAATTGATATAGACGGGTATCGTTTCCAAATTTCTAAATACAGAAACTTTAACTCGGAAGCTTATACGGGTCTTACTCCTGTCAATGACTATTTCCGTAACTACGGTTTCCTGTGTCCAATGGGTGAAACCCCGGACGCTAAAACTCCATCAAGAGTATATAAGAATATTACCATAATGGCTCAACAACCCCCAAAAGGTGGTTCAGTCGGAAATGGTATCCGCGTATGGAACTGGGGTGGTGGTTCAACCAATCCAACTGATGGAACATTGCGGGATAATATTGAAATGGCAACATATCGCGCAACACGTGTAGTTGCAGGCAACCAGTTTATCAATATTGTAGGAAGTTAATTATATAGGTAAAGCCCATATAAAATATATGGGCTTTACCTATCTTATTTATTAATAGCGTAGTCCTGAAAAGGAGGTCACCCAAGCCTTAAATGCGCATAAAAATTACTTTATGGCAACCTTAAGAGATGTTCAATTCGCTATGCATGGCGAACAAGATGTGGTAAATAGTAACCACGATGATGATTATGTACCAGAGTTAAAAATAAAAAAGACAGATAAGCCTGATGAAGATAATGGCTATGTAATTTTTAAATTAGTAAGAAAAAATAGTAATGGAGTTTATATACAGCCTATTGACTATGTAATAAATCCTAAAGAGCCAGAAAAAGGATTACAAATGATTCGACTTTTGGAAGGAGTTTCTTCTATATGGGCATCAGATCAAAAAGATATTCCAGAAGCTAAGGCGGGAAAGATGATGCGGTTCATAGAATGGCCTAAAGGATCAAGGTTTATGTCAGTACCTAAATGGGATAAGGCTAAGCTAGAATTTTTAGAATTGTGCTGCCATAATAGATTAAATCCAAATCGTACCAAAAGTAGTAAAACCGAGTTTTTTAAATATGACCCCGAGCATGTAGCGAAAGAAAAGTTAGCTCAGGAAACTAAGGAAATTGAAATGTTATTAAAGGCACAGCAACAGCCTTTTGAAAAAATGAAAAAACATGCCTTTTATTTAGGTATCAAACTTACCCATGATTTAACAGGAGCACCCAAATCAGAGGAAGCAGTAAGAATGGAATATCTTATTTATGCTAAAAGAAATCCATCCGATTTTGAGGCAAGTTTTGATTCTAAAGAAGTAGACATATACTATAAAATAAGGCAAGCAGTTATTGATAGTAAATTGGATATAGCACGTGGGGACGGCCGAATATATTGGGGTAAAAATGGTGGTGTAGTTTGTAATATACCAAAATCAGATAATCCGATTAAATATTTAACAGAACTAGCATTGACCAATACAAAGGAAGGTAAAGAATTTAAGCAAGAACTTGAACGAATTGTAACATAAAAGGGAGGTAGGTTTTGGATATAAATCAAATGTATCAACTTATACGTTTTATTATTAGAAAAAACCAGAATGGTAATTTAAATCCTTCTGATTTTAATAATATTATTAACGTTGCACAAAGTGGGTACATGGATTACCTCCTGGGAGAATTTCAAAAATACACCCCTGGAAGACCGTGGGCCGCTGTAGAATTTGGCCAAAACCAAGATATTCGGCAGCGGCTTACACCTTTTATATCTTCACCAGTTCCATTAACTATTGATGGTAATGGAAAATCTACATACCCCATAGATTTTATAAATGCTGATGCAATGTATTACGGCATTTATAATAGGCGTGTAAAATTTATTCAACAAGACAGGGTAGATAGTCATTTAAATAGTTATATCGACCCAATATCCAATAATCCTGTGTATTTAGTGATTGATACAGGCTTTCAATTTTATCCTAAAAATTTAGGATCAGCTTCATTGTCATACATAAAAAAACCGGCTACATTATTTTGGAACTCAACTACTGACATATATGGTCGTGTCAGTTATAATCCAACAGGAAGCGTACAACCACAATGGAATGACTTGGACAGTTTAGAAATCGTTGTTCGTGCTTTAATACAAGTAGGTGTCAATTTGCAGTTAAGAGATGTTGAGCAATATGCTAACCTTATTAAACAAGGAGGCCAATAATGATAAGAGGTGCATTTTTGGAATCCATTTTAATGCAGATATATGGCGAGAAAATAACAGATGATGCTGAAATTACCTATAACCTGGTAAATCTATATTGTCAGGAAGGAATTGCAGTAGCGGCACAAGCATCCTATAAAACTGCTATACAATTAGATGGGGTAGGATATATTAATAGTGGTTTTTATAGTACCTTTTCTGGATTGCCTATAGTTCAAGATAACACTGATAATCTATGTTATAAGTTTGTACTTCCAGAAATTCCAGTAGGTATTGCCGCAAATATGGGGGTGGCTGAGGTAAGATTTAAAGGTTCAGATGGTTTTACTTCTTTCCCAGGTATCCCGTTAAGCATGAATCAATGGTCGTATTTTGATAGTATGCCTCCGATTGCTAATAAGGTTCTTTATTTACCAGAAGGGAAAACAGTAAGAGCCAAAACACCACTAATATTAAGTCTATATACAGCAACGGTAAAAATAATTAGTGGAGGAGATACAACCGATCTAAACTCTGAGTTAAACGTTCCTCCCGATTCTATTCCTGTTATTCGTCAATATATTATAGAAAAACTTTTAGCCCAACGTTCAATATCAACTGATGATGTAAATAATGGAAAAGATGATAATTTAAAACAATTATGATAAAACCTATAAGAGATAATATTGTAGTACAAGCATTCCCATCAGATGAAATTTCAGATGGCGGTATTTTTGTTTCAGAAGCACATAGAGAAGTAAGTTGCAAAATGAAGGTAATTGCAGTAGGAAATGGAACTAAAAAAGAGCCCATGAAACTAAAACAGGGAGATGTCGTATTTAGAGTAAAGGGAATGGGAACAGAAATAGAAATTAATAAACAGACCTATTTTATAGTTAAACAATCGTGGTTAATTGCTCAATTAAATTAATATGAGCCAACATCAACAATGGTGTGTTTTGGATGAGTGTATAAATTCCTATTTAGATGAGTCGGAACAAAGCATTCATAAATTCTACAAAATATGGCAATTAGCTTTCAGGGTTATGACAGATCTTGGGATAGATTTTTTCTATCAAATTAAATCTGTAAAGCTCCCAGTTAATCCAAACTTCACTGTTAATTTACCATCAGATTGTTTAAAGTGGACAAAAATAGGAGTACTTAATGATATAGGTGAAATAATTCCTTTAAAGTACAATGATAAACTAACATCCTATGGACAGTTTCCCGGTAATAGGTTACAGAAAACACAGGATGATACATTATTCAATTTATTTCTTTTTAATACTCCTATATGGTATAACTATTGGACTGGTAACTCATTTTCTACGCTTTATGGAATGCCAAGTGGGGCACCCTTTGTAGGAAATTTTAAAGTAGATAATAATACTGGAATAATCCTTTTAAATGAAACATTTACCTATCAATATATAATGGTTGAATATATTGCTAATCCGCAACAAGATCAGCAATACTTTATTCCAATTCAATTTAAAGAAGCTATTATAGCAGGGTTGGCATGGTTGGATATTAGATCAATTCCATATTCTCGTAGAGGTAATTTAGGCGATAAGCGTGATAGGAAACATGAGTTTTATAATCAAAGGCGTCTAGCTTGGGCAAGATATCGACCACTTTACCTGACCGAAGCATACGAATGGGCGCAAACCAATACACGACTTACGGTAAAATTGTAAAATATGGTTCAGGCATTCCCTTTTGGTGGTGTATTAAATACGGACGATCCTGATGAAGTAATACCAACTATTCATCACAGGAATGCGTCCAATATTATATTCAAAGGAAGCCAGCCACATCTAAGAATAGAAAATGTTCCAGGGACAAGAGAAAAAACAAATCCATTTTTAATTAACGATGGTAATAATCTAACCATAGGAAGATTTTACGACAGTGTAAAAAAGAGAATATTCTTTTTTAATTATCGGGGAGATTACAATAAGGCGATTTATATGTATGATACAGTAGCTTTATTGTTTTACAGGTTGGTAGAGGGAACGGTTAATGCAGATATAAACGCATTAGCTTTTACACAAAATGTTATAAGTAATATCAATATTATTTATGGCGACAGTGCGCAGGGAGATATATTGTATTGGATAGATGGTGACGGAACTCCAAAAAAGATTAATATTGATCGCGCTATAAGTGGTGGCTATGGAACTATAAAAAAATCATACTTAGAGGTAGCGAAAGAGCCAGCATATATTCCCCCTTATGTAGTATATGAAGATGATCCATCCAATACAGTAAATAACTGTAGGAAAAAATTATTTAGATTTAAAATAAGATGGGTTTTTGATGATCACGACAAATCGGTAACAAGTAGCCAAAGTGAAATGCCTTTACCTATAAATGCTTTTGATCAAGCTACAGATTCCGATCCAACAAAAAACTGTCGTATAGCTATAGTTTATCAAACAGGAGCATCTAATGTAAAAAAAATAGAAATATTAGCATCGAACTCGTTGGGAACAACAATGTCTGATTTTTATTTAGTAGCCTCTCTGGATAAAAGTGTAAATAATATAGCTGACAATGATGTTAATACGTTCCTATTTTATAATGATCAAGGGTATTCAAACATTGATATAACTGAAAGTGATCAAATTTTTGATTATGTTCCTATTCAGACTACTGTACAAACTGTATTAAACGGTAATGTTTTAGCGTATGGTAATATAACTGAGGGGTATTCAAATCTTACTAATTTTAGTGATGGTTCTAATACTAGTAATATATCGAGTAATCAAGCTACCTATTATACCGGAATTTATTTTACTAAATTAATTGCTAATCAGTCGGGTGACAGTGGTTTTGGTTCAGGATCTATACATATAGTAATACGAGGGACTGTACTTTCATTAATAGGAACCCTTGATACCTATAGTGTATATTTAACCGATGGGACTAGCTTAGATTATACGGTAAATAATGGAGATGGAGTTGCAGATGTAATAAACGGATTAAGAAATGCTGCAATATCTGCTGGATTTACAATTTTAAGCACTGGCAGTAATGATTTGTACATAACTAGAATCGCTACATCTCTTGCTAGAGCTATAATAACATCACCGAACTACCAATATAATTCTTTATTTAATACATCCTTGAATGCTTATGATTGGTCGAGCAAATATGGGTTTGGGTTAGTATATTATGATCAAAAAGGCAGAACTAATGGAGTAGTTTATACTACGGGGTTTTCTATACAGACTATCCCTTATTCCGAAAGTTCAAACATCACACAAACGCCCTTATTGAATGCCACTATATATCATCAACCACCCATTTGGGCATATTATTATCAATGGGTAAGGACAAAAAATTTAAGCAAAGATTTAAAATTACAATGGATAACAGACAGAACGTTTAAAGATACAGCAGCGGTTTCAGGAGTATCTCAATATGCTTACATGAGTATCGAATCTGTAAATGTATTTGTTAGAAATAATCCCGGAAGCCCTTTAGGATACACCTTTGCAGCAGGAGATAGAGTGCGATTTTTTAAGAGGTATAATGATGATACAACTACAGCTAATCTGTATGGTAATTCCAAGGATTTTGAAATTACCGGTTCGGTAACAGACCCTACTATCAATGGAGCAACACAAGTAGGACAATTTATAAAAATATTGTTGCCTCCTACAGATGGTTCATTTGATTTTGGAACAGGCTTTAATAATTATTTTATAGAACTTTATACTCCTGCTCAACCCGTAGCTAATAATTTAAATCTATACTATGAATTTGGAGAAAGGTATACGATTCAAAACCCAGGGTTATTAAATAGAACCCATCAAGGACAAACTCAAAATCAAATACAATCACTTCAACCAGCTTTATTCTCCCTTATAAAAGGGGATTTTTATGTAAGGTTAAGGTCTATACAGACAGGAAATATTTATACCTGGAATATACCATTATCGCCAGCAACAGGATTTAGATTTTTGGTTCCATTAAATTTTGTCGGGTCTAGTTATAATAACTCAAATGTAACAGCTCATAGCGTACCATTGGTAGGGATAGGAAACACCTTCGATGCATCTACAGATACAAGATGGTTAATATCAGTAGGAGGGACTGCTACCACTTTTAAGGTAGGTGGTTCTATATCCTTAAATTTTCCATCTTCCAGAACTGGTGATACGTGGACTATAATAGCCGTTAATAAATACCATGATATTTACCAATTAGTAGCCCCATTTGATTGTAGTGCAGCCGGAACTTATACGTTTGCAATTACTTCTGTATTTCATATAAATACAGGAGAAATAAGTGATTCTATAACACTTCAAAACGACAATCTATTTTTAATTGCTGAATCAGTTAATAACCTAAGCGATAGGCAAGTAACATTTCTATCTTCTACCTTTACCCTTACAATAAATCACATTATTCCTCAAAGGATAATAGACCCTAATTTTTCTGATTTCTATATAAGTTCAGTAAATTCAAACGGTAGAGCATTCCCATTTGACGAAAATGCAAATCAAGTTAATTATCCCACGATGTATCGGTGGTCATTAGCATATCAAACTGATACAAATATTAATCAGACATGCCGTTTTTATGCTCAGAATTTCGACACATTATTAAGAGATTACGGGGCGATAATGAGAATGATGATATGGGATAAAAGACTAACTATATTCCAGGAAAGAAAGTGTGGACAAGTTGGTGTATATATGAAATTCATTACTACAACCACAGGTAGCCAACAATTAATAACTAGTTCAGATATTATTACTACTAATAATGTTCAATATTATGCCGGAGAATATGGGGTGGGTAATCAAGGTGATAGTGTGGTTCAAAGTGGCTTTGTTTATTATTTTGTTGACCCAGTAAAAGGAGAACAATGCAGATTAAGTGGAGACGGCATAATACCTTTATCTACGCTTTATAAAACTAAAACATGGGCATCATCAAACATATCAAAGTATTTAAATACTTATAATTATACATATGGTGGGCCCGCTAGAATAACAGGGACATTCAATATAAGAAAAGATAATGTAGGAGAATATTTATGTGTATTACAAGCAGGAGTATTAGGAGGAAATACTTTAATAGGGCAAACAATATCATTTGATGAAACGAAAAATTGTTTTACATCGTTTTATTCATTTGCACCCGAATGTATTGTGTGTGCAGATACTACATTGTATAGTTGGGTTAATGGTAAAATGTACATTCACGATGTAATAACTAATGGGGGTATGAATGACTTTTATGGAATCAAATATGAGTCAAATATAAACAGGATATTCAATGAACATTTAATGCAAAAAAAATCATGGATTAGTGTAACTCAACTAGGTAATGTTATTTGGGATTGTCCGGAAATTTATACAAACGAAATGAGTTATGCAAATACACCACAACAAAGTAACCTTATAACTCAGGACTTCAATAATACAGAGGGTCAATTTAATGCTAGTTTTCTTTCTGATATTAATTCACAAGGGGGCATTAGCGATGGTGATTCTTTAAAGGGGTCATTAATATCTATAACATTCAGATTAAGACTAGATGATGCCGGTAATTATTCATTTTTATCCGGTATATATATTAAGTTTATTGATTCTCCATTAAATGCACAATAGATATGGTATCAAAATATATAAACCAAGAGGAATTTAAACAAGCGATCAAGGTGGCATTTGTGAATGATACCGCCGTGTTCACCTTATATAATCCTAATACACCCGTACGAACAGTAGAAGATATAATAAAAGATATTTCTACAAGAATACATGCAGATGTAACAAATGCAGAAATTAAGGGCGTATATGATAAAAATACATTAGTAGGATACTATGTAATAGATATGCCTCATAAGACATTAGTGAGCTTTGGGTTGAATATAGGTTATAGAAAAAGGAAGTATTTGAAGAAATTTTGGTCCTTAATACGTACGGATTTAAAAGGTATATTTCAGTGCTTTTTATGGAGCAGAAATGCACGTGCATGCAAATGGTTACAAAAAAATGGAATGAAAATAATAGCAGCAGATAATTTGCTAACACATTTAACTTTTTAAAGATGCCTGTTACAAGTTCAGCAATCATAGGAGCAGCAAATTCTGCCAAACAAACATTAGGAGGAGAAATTCAAGCTGCAATTGGATTTTTTGGAGGGAGGAAGGCTAAAAAGGAATTGGAAAATCTTCAAACGCCTACTTATACTCCAAGTAAAAGTATTACTGATTACTATAATGAAGCATTGAGACGATATCAGGAATCTCCATATCAAAGTAATTTGTATAAAATGCAAGCGCAAAATATTATGCGCGGCACTCAACAAGGACTTGCAGGATTGCAAGATAGAAGAAGTGCTTTGGCAGGGGTGTCGGGATTAGTACAGGCGCAAAATGATGCTCTGTTGAAAGCTGGAGTTGCGGCTGAACAGCAGCAAAACCAACGTTTTGGACAATATGGAGCCGCATCTAATGCAATGGCTGGTGAGCAAAGGCAAGCATTTAACATAAACCAAATGTTGCCTTATCAAAAACAGTATAACATATTGTCACAAAAAGCTGCCGGATATAGTCAATTACTAAATGCTGGATTACAAAATATGTGGGGAGGGGGGCAAGCTGCTAGTACTTATGGCTCAGGTTTAGGAAGTATGAGTAGTTTAACAGGAAGTAATAATCTAAATAGTTATGGACAGGATAGATATTTACCTCCTGATACATATAAAATTCCTTTAGCATCAATATCATAAAAATATAATGGCAGTAGCTACTATAAATCCTTGGGCAGCGGGAGCTGTTGTATTTGATCAGCGTCCATTTTTACAGTTCTATGAGCAACAAATGGCTCGTAAACAAGCAAAAGATGATGCTTTAGATAATTATTTCCGTGACCTTAATAAAAATGTTACATCTGCCGGCATGCGTTCACAAGATGTATCTAGTTTATTGAAAAAGCAACAGGATGCACAGCAGTATTATTTTCAAAATAAGGCTCAGATATTAAATCCAAAATTAGATAATGGAGCAGCTTATTCCGAATATCAGGCACGGCATCAAGACATGCTAGGGTTAATTGATCAAAGCAAAGAAGCTGCTAAATCTATGGATGAGATAGGTAAAATGAAGTTAAACCCTCAGATGTCATACATATTTGAAGACCCAAAATTCATGGATCAATTACGATCCCATGAATTACCAATAGGTGATCCAAATAGGAAGGGTATAACTTTAGCTTCATTAACTGTTCCAGATAAACCAGTTGATATTAAAGAATGGGATGCGTATAATAAATATTTAACAGGAGGAATACCACATGATAAAATACCTGGAGAAACAAAAAGTATAGGTAATTTCAAAACAAGCACCCCTATTTATCAGCAATACAGTCCTGAAAATCAAAAAGTAATTGCCGAGCATGCAATGAATGCTTACGAAAGTGATAGAAGATGGCGTACAGAAGCTAACAAAACATTTCAGGATATTATGCATGATCCTATGAAATATGATCAGTATAATAAAATGTATAAATCTATATACGGGAAAGATATTGATACTCCTAAAGAAGCATGGGCAGCAAAAGGGATTATAGATAATAATATGAAGGCGGTGGAATACAAAGAAGGAGAAGACTTTGTGGCTAAGGAAAGATTCAAAGATGCTTTAAGTAGAGCAAGCCAAGAAGAATTGATAAAATTCAGGAAAAATATTGATCCTAATGATATGGAATTGAATAATCAATGGATTGATCGGTATTTACAAAACAGATTGCAAACCGCAATGTCAGATGAAGCCAATTATAGAAAAGTTTATACACCACATACAACAAAGTACGGATATGAAATAAGCATGGATCCGGTTTTGGCAAAGTCATTTTCAAGGGGAGGCAGTGAACCAGATAGACTATATGTAACAGATGATGGACAAAAAATATGGCCTATCTTCTATAAATACGAAAAAGACCCTAAAACAAAACAAACCATTCTTGTTAAAAATGATAAAGGCGATCCAGTGATAGATGAAGATATTAGTAAACCTTTAGAAATGGATCAAGCTAAATTAGCAATGGGATATAGAGGAGAAACAAAAAAACAGTTAGGCAAGACTATGAGTTCCAAAACTAAATCGACACAACCTAAATATCCTTTGCCGGCAGGTAAACCTGCAACAGTAAAACAAAACGGATATACATATCATTGGAATAGCGAAATAGGATCGTATGAGTAGTAAAACATTTCCATCTAGTGGCACAAAGCCAAAATTTAACCCAGATGCAGATTATGAAGCTGTAGCAGATGCTCCTACGCCGAAAAGTAATAAACCCGCTTTTAATCCAAATGCTCATTTTGAACCAGTTCATGAAGAAAGAACAGAGCCGGTTGCACAACCGGCTTTTCATGTTGAATTATCAACCCCTACATTTAAATCAGCACCTGCACAAACAGGGCCTAATACCTTTCAATATAATGCACCCGCAGAAGCAGGCGACATTATTAAACTAGGAGGTAAAGCTAGAGTAGCACAAGAAAATCTACATAAAGAATTATCTACCAATAAACAAGCATTAGGCAGAGTTATAGTTAATGATAGGATAAAGCAACAAGAAAAAAATAGACAAGCGGGCATAGTCGGCCCACAATTAACTGATCCATTATTTATAACTGATGACGATTTAAATAAGGTAAATACCGAAGCTACAACTAATAGAGATAGAGCTAACCAAGTACTTAGTGCTGCCATGCAAATAAATCCTGAAAAAGCTCAGGAAATACAAAAGAATGCTTACATGGTGGATGCCTTTAATAATGCTGCTCAGGATGTGAACGGAAATGAAAGGGTTAATAAAATAGAAGAAAACGCAAAGGCTATTAGCAAAGGAGAATTGAATTATGACCATCACAACCAAATATTAAGTAAGCCGGAAGGATTCTTTGGAAGTTTAGTTTCTGCAAGAAATGAATTGAATAGATTATCTGATGCCTACGATTATACCAAAAAAATGGAAGATGGAGGAAATGAAGCAGGTATAATAATGGAATTGAATAATAGAATAAAACGTGATCCAGATGAACCTGTTAAAATGCCAACAGGGTTATTGGGACATTTAGGCGCTAATATTGGAGGAATGCCCATTAAGGGATTAGCCGCCGGTACTGTAGCAGGTATTGGTACCTCACTGTTAGGTAATCCAGAAGCATCCGAAGCTGCGTTTAATATGGCAAGTGCAGGGGTAAATGCTAATGATATGTACAAAATAGGATATCAAAATGCATTAGAGCAAAACTATGCCCTATTAAAACGGGATCATCCAGATATGCCAGATTATACCGCTTTTAAACAAGCTCAGGATTTAGCAGGTAAACAAGCGGTGGTTGATGCTGCATCGGCAGCAGCAATGCAATATTTAGGAGGCAAAGCCGGTTTTGGGGCAAGTAAACAATTGGCAAAGGGAATATCGAGTGGCTTATCACAAGTAAAAGATGAATTGGGTAAAAAAGCATTTGAATCATTAGGGGTAGGTGCTATAGGGGCTGGCGGCCAAACTATAAAAAATCTGATGGCTCAAAATGCAGGATTGAATGTACCCACATCCGAAGGCGCAATGGATCAATTTACTACAGGATTATTAATGACAGGTGCAATGTCAATGTTAGGATTAGGTAAAGATATTTTGAAACCATTCACAAAAGCCAAATTAGCAAGTGGTATAGCTAAATTACCTGATAATGTAGTTGAACAAGGATTAAATAAAGTAGAGCAAGCAGGTCATTTAACACCAGAACAGTTACAGAATGTAAAAGATATAATTAGCGAACAAAAAGCATTAGAAAATTCAATACCAGAAACGCTGCCGGAAAGCGATAGACAAAAAATAGGTGACAAGATAAAGGAGCGTTCACAACTAAAACAGCAATTAGAACAAGTAGATGAAGCGTATCATCCTGAATTAAAAGATAAAATAAAAAAACTAAATGAAGATATATTAAGCATATCGAAAGGTTCAGAACGAGGTGAATTGCAACAGTTAGTTCATGGCGAAATTAACAAAGGGAATGTGCAAGGATATTTAACCGATATCCTACGAAATGCCAACGAAAAGGAATTAGAGCAATATATGAAGGAAATTTCCGAGCAAGCACATGATCCAGCATCCGAAGAAAATACAATTAAAACCTTCGGAGAAAAAATAGTTAATAAGGCTAAAGAATTATATCCGAAAAAAGAATCAGCCGTTTCAGTAATACAACCTGGGGAAATAAAACAACCTGAAACTATTACAATTGCACCACGCGAAAGGCCATCAGATATAAAATCTACTGAAAATGTATCAGTAATAATGCCTAATGAGGCAGGAGCCGGTAAGGTAGTTCCCGACAATATTGGTCATGTGGAAGTTAGCGAACATGGGGAAGATACCAAAACGGAAGCTGGTCAAGAAAATGGTACTCAACCTTCCAAACTTTCCGAAGATGGAATTAAGGAAGCTAAAGAACTGGGCAATTATTTAGCAGAAAATAATAAAACAAAAATAATTACCAGTGAAGTTCAGCGGGCGCAAGAAACGGCCCATACTGCTGCTGCGGAAGTCAAAAATGCAACTGGTAAAGAAATACCAGTAGAAACTAACCCTTTGTTAAATACATGGAATATTGGTGAATATGACGGTAAGCCAGAAGGATCATTCAATGAAAAAGAATGGATAGATAAACCCAATGAAGCCCCAAAAGGCGGGGAAAGTTTTAATGACTTTAAAGGTCGTATGGAGCAAGCATATCAATATGTAAAATCATTACCAGAAGATAATCACGTCGTTTCTCATTCAAAAGTAATGAGAGCATTAGAAGCCTTAAAACAAACAGATGGTAAATGGACAGACGAAACAACAAAGGAATTTTTAAACAATAAAGAATTACCCAATGCCGTTCCAATCCAAAGCACAAATGGCCTGGATGTTCGCCAACAAACCGGCAATGGCGAAACGATGGGCGAAGGAAACACCCAACCCGAAATCATTACCGGAACACAAGGAGGAAGCACCGAAGAAAAAAGTAATGATCAAGGTGAGGAAAACAAAATAGAAAATCTTACCATTGATGATGCATACGGATTACCATTTATTGATGAACCGGGAGATAAAAGAACAGGGGTTAAAAATAAAATTTCTGACCAAATAAGATTTGAGAGAAAACTACCGGAAGTGCCAATTATAAAAATGGGCTCGGATGTAGAAAAATTACAATTAGGGAAGGAGTTAGTAGATAGTGGTAAAATAAATCCATTAGATATTGTAAATAGAGTATTGAATGCGCCAGAAGGGGAACATGGAGTACAACCGAATGAAGTATTAGCATTACAATATTATATGCATCAATTAAATAAACATGAGACTAATTTAAGGGAACAAAAAGCTAGGGCGGAAACTCCCATAGAAGAAGCTGAAATAAATGGGCAATTGCAACAATTGTCTGATGAAATAGACGCTGCTACTAGAGCAAATAAAATAAGTGGGAATGCATGGCATTACGTGGGAGATTTTAGACAAATAGAGGTAGATACTGGTTATAATCCTCACAGAGACGTAGATTTAATTAGAGACGCGTATGGAGGAGAAATTCCTTCGGAAGTAAAAGCTCGGTTGGATAAAGTATTGAAAGAAAGAGATGACGCATTAAATAAATTAGCTAAACTTCAAATAGAACAGACTAAGCAAGCCGCGGATGAAACTATAAAAAAGGAAAGTCCGCCAAAGAATCCTAAAAAATCAGCTACTGACTTTAAGAATGAACGTACAGAAATAAAAAAATCCATTTCAGATAAATTAAAGAAAGGAAGAACAGGTGAAAGTGGGTTGACTGCCGTTCCATTACCATTTGCAAAAGAACTTATTTCGATAACGCCTGAAATATTCCAGTTAATAAAAAGCTATGCAGAAGAAGGGGTGCAGAAAACAGAGGAAATAATTAACCGTTTACACGAAGTATTAAAAGATGAATTGGATGGTATTCAAAAATCAGATATTGTTAACTTATTGGCTGGTAAGTATAAGGCACAAGGTGAAGAAGTTGACCCGATAGCACAACGAATAAGAGATTATAGAACGGAAGCTAATATTTGGACTAAAATTGCTGCCGCGCTTAAAATGGAGGAAGATACGCCTAAGAAAAAAGAGGAAAAGAATAAAAAATTACAGGATTTACGAGATCGGTTAAATGACATACGGAAGCGCAATAAGGAAGCAGTTAAAGAAATACAATCCATTCTGACACCGGAAATGGCTAAAAAAGAATTAACGGATGCCGAAAAGGAACTAAATAGGTTAGAAAAGTTAAGAAAGTCAACAGAAACCAAATTTGCTAATAAAAAATATCTACAACCAGAAACTAAAAAAAGTACAGCTCTTAATACTGCTATAGTAAAAGAAAAACAACGTATAGCGAATGCCCAATATAATATTAGAGTAGAAAAAAGAAAGGCATTTGAATCTCAAAAGAACTTTTACCAAAAAGCATTAATGTGGACAGGCAGAGCTATAAGACTTTCTATATTGTCAGGGTATAATGTATTAGGTAAATTGGCTGCTGCTGCTACTATAGGTGGTGCAGGAAAGCGTATTCCAGAACAAGCAATCGGATTTATTTATGGTCAAGCATTCAGAGGAATAGCCGAGAAAGCGCCAATTGAAGGATTTACAAATGCAAAGGCAGAAGCTAAATTTTATAAAGAGTTCTTTAATCCAAAAACCTTTGCAAAAAATGCATGGCAAATATTAAAAACTGGAGAATCACCACTAAGCAAACAATTTTCAAGTGGACAATATGAACATATTCCCGGCTTATATTTGCCTACTGATTTGCACCAGATTATTAAAGACCCATTGAAACGTGCTACTTATGAAGCATCATTGAAAAATGCTATGGTGTGGGCTGAAAGACAAGGGTTAGATATTAACGATGACTTGGTAATGCAGTCATTGCAAACAGCGGCTTACAAACGGGCCCAGTATGAAATATTCCAAGAATCAAACGTTTTGTCGCGCAAATTTGGTGAATGGAAAAGCAATATGGAGAAAAAGGGTAATTGGGGAGCGACAGGTAAATTTTTGGCTGATTTCATGGTGCCGGTAAGTACAGTGCCTACTAATATTGCCCGGCGTGTTGTAACTACCTCACCATTAGGACTAATACGCGGGGGAGTTAAAGTTGTTGAAGCCTACAGAAAAGGAATAGAAAATCTCACCCCAGAAGAGGCCGATTCAGTAATGAAGCAGCTAAAACAGGGTACATTGGGTACGGCTTTATGGTTAATAGGTTGGTATGGTGCTTCTTATTTTGGTGGTTTATATAGTAAATTCAACCCAAATAAAAGCCGTGATCAGGGCGAATTAAAATCGGATGAAATGTCGGTAGGAGGGAAAATGATTCCAAAGCCAATACAACACGCGTTACCATTAGAAGTGATTCAATTTGCGGCAACAGCCCGACACGTTTATGATCATTATAGTGATAAAGGTGCATCCACAGCGGAAACAATTGAGAAAGCAGGCTTAGCAAGCATAGGGGGATTAACTGAACAAATTCCAATCCTTGAATCAGCAGTGCACGCTATTGGCGCAACTACCGATCCGTACGAAGCTAAAAAACTAGAAGATGACGCAAAACGTAGGTTTGAACCACAAATTTTGAAAGAAACAGGAATAATAGGAAAAGAATCTGGTGGTAGCGGAGGTGGTGCCGGCGCTACCGGAACAGTAAGCAAACCAACTAGAGAACATAGACCTACAAGAACACATAAAACTCATAGATAATGGCTAAAAAGATAATGATAAAAGTAGCTCCTCCATCGGGTGACCCAAAAAATCCTACTGTTGATCAGGGACCAGTTATTTTAAGCCCTGGTAAAACACCAATAGATCAAAACTTTGATTTAAGGGACAGGATTTATGAATTAATTGGAAGCCAAAACAATCTAAAACCCGGCGATCAGGCGGCCATTTATGCTAATTTAACTCGAATGCTGGGAAAGGATAGGGCAACAAAAGTAATGGATCATACGTATCTGTTCAATGCTAAACCAGAATACCAAAAATTGCCAATTGAGGAAAGAATTAAGCATTTTTACGATATTGGCTCCAATGATCCAGATGTACAAGACATAATGACTAAAACTAAGGTATTAGGCTATGGAACAGGGCAGGGATTCCGAACTTCACAAAGCCAAATAAATCAAGCATTGGCTGGCCGCATCCCCATTACCGAAACAACCGATATAACGCCTGACGTTCAGAAAAAAATAATGCTTAAAGTAACCAAATAGCACTTTAAAATGTGCTATTTTTATTATATTATTTTGTTAAAGCCTGATTTTGTATGGCATTCAATGGAGCCTTTACAATCACTAGCGTTATTACGCCGGGGTCATTTATTTTAAATGATACCACTACTGGTTCAGATTCTAATCTGACTGATAGGAAAATTTCTTTATATCAAGCTGATGGAACTTTATTAGGTGGAGTACCAATTGATTTCCCTTACACTATGGGCAATTCAATTACTTTAAATGTATTGAATATTGATTATTGCCTTCTTATTGCAGTTCAATGGATAAGTTCATCACCATTACCGCCTCCTTCATCTTACTCAGCATCAGGACTATATAATTTCCTCGGTAACTCTTATTACTTTCTAAACAATTTAATAGGGGCCATTCAATCCAATCCTAATATTTTAAATGATGTAGGGTTTGATACCAATCTGAGTAAGTTACAAACAGATATAGATTGTAGTAGTCAAGCATCTTCTACTGGACAACAGGCAAGTGCGCAAGCAGCCTTATCAAGAATACAATCATTGATTGTTAATCAAAACTATTTTTTCTAATGTCAGTAGACGTTGCCTCATATATTCAAATAGCAAAGATTTGCCAATACTTAGCCGCAGATAAAGAATCAACTCAAAATTTATTATTTGGTGGTTATATACGGCCAAATCTTAGTAGGCTATTATATATTGTAAGAAATGGGGTTCAATGGTTGTATACTGTTAATCCCGCAGACCCAACTCTTGATGGGAAGGCCATTTATATGTATTCTTTATGTCAGCCATTTGTCGGGCAAGCGTTGCAAATAATAGGTAGTGGTGGTAGTGGTACAATAATAAATCCAGCAACGGGTGTAATTTCAACTATTCTTTCTAAGAATATTGAATTTAAGGTAGGCGACCCAGGGTCGCCCATGAATAATGGAGATACATCTTTAACACTAAATTATTCCTTTATCCTAAATTCAAGTATAATAATATCAGTAGATGGAGTTGACATGCCTATTGGGGTGACAGATAGAATTTCATTTACTCCTTTTTATAGTTCATTAAGCAGTAGCATATCATTTAACAATCCAGTTTCTACAGGTCAGTTATATAACATCAAATTCTTACAGTATATAAGTGTATAAATGAAACGTTTATTAACCATATTGTTTTTAATAATAAGTATCGTTTGTAATGCACAATTACCATTTAATCCGGTTGTAACTCAAACCTCTACAGGTAATTTTAAATGGGGATGGCCCCGAGCAGATTCAGGATTTATAAATGCTGTAAGAGATACATTTAATGCCAGGTATTCGGGCTCTCAAATAATTAGAATACAAAACGGCGATACCTCTTTATGGTTTGGAGCAGGTGGGCATTTATGGTTCAAAAATTTGCAGGGGAAAGATACCAATTCATTAAGTACAAGAATAAACTTTAAATTAAATACTATAGATACCACTAATAAATGGATTGGGTTGGGTCGGAGAATACAGGATACGATGTATAGAATAAATGATTCTACAATAGGCTACACAATTAACCAGGTATTACATACCATCCAGATTTTGGGAAGATCGCAAGGGGGAGGGGGAGGTTCTGGTACTGTTACCAGCGTGAATATGTCTGTTCCTGCTGCATTAACAGTGAGTGGCGGCCCAATTACTGGAGCAGGTACATTTAATTTATCGGGAGCCGGCAACTCAGGGCAATATATAAAAGGCAATGGAACATTAGGAACTACTGATACTTCAATGATTACCAATTTCTATTTGAAATCAAGAGGGTTATTATCTGGTAATTCGCCTTTATCATACAATAACATAACTGGCATTTTTAGTATTCAAAATGCTAATACTACAGGTCAAAAAGGTGCGGCTACGTTTGTTAACGCATCCTTTTCGGATAATGGCAGCGGCTTAATTGATCTGGCTGATGTAGTTACAGGTGGCGTTTGTTCTAATTGCAATGTTACATTCGATTCAAAAGGAAGGGCAACTACCTTCACAGATGGGACGGGAGCAAGTGTAAACGCTAGACGTTCAGTAACCAAAGCTACCCTTGATTCTTTACAGCTTGTTAATGACACTACTTTAAATGTAGCTACAGGGAGAAAATATGATTATCAATTAGATACTACAGGTCGGCGCGCCTATTATGAAGATAAATATGTTATAGGTAAAAATTATGGTGAAATAAGAGGTTTGCGACTTCCTGATACTTCTTATGTTTTTAGAGCAAATTCCTCCCAAGTCGTAGGCGATTATGTCTATGACCCAACAGACGTAACTACTACGGATGATACTGTGGTTACAATTGTTTCGGGAACTTATAGATACAAGAGATATATCCCTGACGGAGTATATGACCCGCATTGGTGGGGTGCAAAAGCTAACGGCACCTATGATGATACATGGGCAGTGCAGCAGGCCATAAACGCAGCAAATAAATACACAGGCAACAATGGTACTGTGATACGCTTGACTGGTAATTATAAATTTGACCCATCAAACTTTGTATATAATACAGGCAGGGGAATGGTATTTGAAATAACAGGTAATGTACAGTTATTGAACACTTGGCGTATAACAAGAGGGGTGAGTATAATTGGTAAGGGTGGGGCAACAGCGGAAGCATCATTTGCATGGTCGAACATAGCATCGATTCAATATACCGTGGTAAATACAGGAGCTCCCAAAGCTGCTGTTGAGTTGACATATGGCGGCAATACTTTGAGAAACCTAACCATTGGTAGTTATGGAGGGATAGGAGTTAAATTAAATGGAACATTTTTTATACCAGCAGCATTAGCATTGTTGGATAATGTTAGTGCTAGTGTAGGCTCGTATACTGGCAAGCAAACAGGGTTGCTGGTATCGGACTGGTTTTGGTTTAAATTGGATAACTGTTCGTTTAGCGTGGATGGCACATCTGCGGCAGGCAGTTCGTCTATAAAGCTGGAAGGTAAAACATATTTCCCCGACATCAACTTGTGCTATCTGGGCGAATTTAATAATTGCACTGCCCAGGGTAGACCAATTAGAATACAAGCCGGTGACACAGCAGACGCAAGTCTAAATGTAGGCATTGTAAATATAACTTTTAGAAACTTAACGATAGAAAATGTAGCTCCTGATACTGCCGCCATCATGTTAAACAGTACACGTATTCCCATAGATAATATAGTATTTGAGCGTCCAGTAATGGTAGATACCTATAACATGGGGTTCTTCATTTATAACGCGGGTAATAATACCACAGGAGTAAAATTACATGATGGTGATTTGTTAAGTGGACAATTAAAGAAAATATTCGGGGGTGCCGCTATAGTTAATAAGTATTTCACAAGCACTGCTAAACCCATCAATAATTTTGTCTTTAACCCAAATTCAAGGCAATTGTACGATGATTTTGGTATTAATGGTTCTACAGATAATATAAACATGAATAGGGGATGGAAACCACCATTGGAATTACAGTTGTACGATGGCGGCCAAATTGCACGAAATGCTGCACGACTAAAAGATTCAGTAATAACTTCGGCCTCGGTTGTAACTGAACCCTTTACTGGATATAATGGAGATACGGTAGCAATCAAAGTAACCCCCGATGGAACTAATAGCAACCCTACTATCCAAATAAAACAATATGAGCAAGTTTGGCATACTGGCGATCAAATATATTTCGGTGCATGGGTTAAAAGCGATATGATGGACAGCATCTTTTCAACGGCTTTAAAGGCTCAAATAGATGGTGGATATCTTTGGCAGAATACATCTTCGTCCACACTTGTTTCGGACATAACTTTTATTTCACAACCTAATAATGGATGGAGGTTTTTAATATGCTCAGGGTTAATTGATGCGTCGGCATCAGACCATTCTTCACATAAAATGTATTTATACATTAATAGCAACGATACCAATAGAACACACCCATACTATGTTTCTCACGCTTTTGCTTACAAAATAGACAGTGCAACCGCCATAAACCAAAATGAATTTCTTTCGTGGGTTAAGATGAATGCCGGTGGTCTTTACGCTGTTCCTTCAAAGAGTTATGGGATAAGAGATGATTTGCCATTCTATGTTGGAGATAGTACGCGCTTTTTAAAAGGGGTACTGCAACGAATGGATGGTACGGGTACATGGCAGTCAGTGGGAGGTGGAGGCGGTAGTATTACCTTGGCTCCGATAGGTTCTAGCCCAAACGCAGACGGCGCTTCCTTTAGCTCTGGAACGCTAACATTACAACCGGCTAATGGTTCATTCGGTGGCGTGGTAACTACGGCTTCTCAAACATTTGCTGGAACAAAAACATTTAATAATGAAATAATTGTTAGTGGTAATACACCTAATAATCCTACAGGTCTATTCGGAAACATGAATATTCAGTCGTTTCAAAATCTGAATGGATTTGTTGCCAATAATCTTTATTACAACAACGGAGGTAGCGGATATACGTACCTACAAAATGGACAAGGCGCTCAGTTCCATTTTTCCTCAGGCGACATATTATTCGAAACAGCCGGCACAGGCACAGCAGGGGGCGCTGCATCGCCTTCTACTATTATGCAAGTTACTAATCCGGGAGAAGTTTGGACAAGCGGATCTATGTCAGTTGGATCATTGGCAAGCCCTACTTGGAAATTAGATGTTAACGGCCCTATCCGATCAAAAAGTGCAACTGCTGGATTAATATTAAACAATAGAGGTACTAATGTTGAATCAATAATGCTTTATAGCCCTAGCGGTGGAGAGCTAGATGTTTACGATTGGACAACAAGTGCTACACGGTTCACATTTTTAAGTACAGGGCAACTACAACTTAACAATTATGGTAGCGGCGCGTTTACAGGCACAGCAACTCACACCTTACAGTCTACATCGGACGGGCATATTATAGAAGGAGCCTTATTCGTTGATAGTGCTATCTGGAAAAATGATGGCACCATGACTGCCAATCATACGCTGAGCGGTAATAGTAAAATATTGAATATAGGGGCAAGTGGAAGCAAATTAACTAACCTCTATATGTATACAAGCTCAACCATTAATATGTTTGGTGGAGTGGTATACGGCACTGACGCATCCAATACGGATGCAAATTATACTGTACCCAATAATGTAATTATTGCTGAACTTTCGCCATCATTATCTACAAACAGAACACTAACTCTACCTACTGCTACATTAAACGGTACTATGATAACATTGGTAATGAGATATTCAACAAGTACTAATGTTTACAACCTATCAGCAGCGGTAACCGATAATGCGACTGGTACAACATTTACTCAATTGGATTGGGGGCATACGTATGATTTTTATTATGATCAAGGTCTTTCATGGAGACTTATTAGAAAATATTAAACTAACGGTATGAAAAATTATATCATCTTGGTTATAGGTTGGATTTTAGGACAAATTGCTTATGCCTTTAAAAAATCATGGGAAATACAACGCAACAAACCTAATGTTACCTTTAAAGAAGCATTAACGATGCATTTTACAAAAGAAACAGCATCCTTTGGATTTGCATTTATAATTCTACTAATAGGGTTGTTTATTCTTCCCAATTTTATAAATATGGATTTGACACAAGAAGATGTAAAGAATTTAGAAGTAGCAAAATGGAAAGTTTATTTTATTAATTTTTTAAATGTAGTTGCTGTGATATTTGGTTACTTGTGTCAAAATATAGGGTGGTTTTTCTTTGGAAAATCTGAAAAAATATTACAACAATCAGCACAACAGGAAGGAATTAATTTACCATCATAAATAAAAAAGAATGAAACAAAGACTACTTAATATTTTAAACGAATTGCATCTTCACTGTGAAAAAAATGCACATGATGAAGAACTTAAAGGCATTAAAGATAAATTTCATTCGGCGATTACGGCAATGGATGAAACAAACGACCCACCTAGTAGCGGAGGCGATCATCCGGAGCCGCCAGATGTTCCGCAGGAAAGCTAATAATAATGATTTACCAGCCTCTATATATTTTTATATTGGAGGCTGTTTATTTTTCCTTGCTTTTGCGAAATTCTATATAACGGGATGGAAACAGTTTTATTACTTATGGAGTTTTACGAAAGATTTTTTATTTATCTATACCATATACCTTATTAAACCTAAACTGAGAAAAGAACTTTACCCAATTTTATTTTTTGCAGCAATTAGGGCGATATGGGAAACAATTTCAATAGCAACTACTCCAAAATTAGATCCCAACAACAGAATAAAGGTAAACTACTTGTTTTACCTCATGTTGGCAATAGTAACCGTGCATCTATTAAACCGCTTAAGAAAAAAATGGAAACAAAAATTTTAATGTTTTTATTTAATTGTTGCTATGGAGTATTGATTTTCATAAACATTGAGAATTTCAAAGGATGGGCCTTGTTCTCAATTGGCTTGCTGTATGGAGTTGCGCGCTTATTTTTCTATGTCATAAAACAGAACCAGGAAAGACGAATGCGTGAATTGGACATTATGGAACGGCAAAGAAAAGTTGCGGAAACCTCAAAATAAAATTATATTTGTAGGGCTTAACCAAAATTGGAAGATATGGCGCTCAAAGGTGCAAGACGGGAAAATCCTAGTTTTGGTTAAGCACACTTTTGAGCGCCATTCTTATTTAAAATTTGTAGCGTGAAATTACCTTACTGGTTAAAAATTCTAGCAATCATACTGATTATATTTCTAGTGTATGCATTAATACGCGGCTGTAAAAATGCAAAGCATAAGTATGATAATTATGATAACATTTCAGCCCAACTGACAAAGGTATTACAAGAAAAAAAGGATGATAGTTTAGCTGCTCTGATGAAAGAGCAATTGCAACAAGACACTATTGCCTTCATAAATGGTCAATTAGCATTATTCCAGAATAAGAACTTGGTTACTACAGATTCATTAAGGGCAGCAAATAATCGTATAACAACCCTCCTAAATAAACCCATTTCTATTCCCCCCTTATCCGACAGCGGAAGAACAACAGTTAATAATGAGTTTATTGCCGATTGCTCAGACTGCTTCAAAGAACTATCCAACGGGCAACAATTAGTTACACGATATAAATCAGAAAAGGATAGCATCCAGTCATTATTGACTTATAAAATATCAATAATGGATGATGAAATAAACGACCTTAATAAAACAAATAATTTTCTCCATCAAAAGGTAAATGATGCAGTTAGCCTAGCACAACGCAGTCAAAAACAATCACAAATAAGAAGAACATTATATTTTAGTTTGGCAGCATTAAGTATCAAGGGCCCCCTTCCTAGTGGAGTGGGAGCCGGTTTTATTTATATGGATAAACATATGCGTTTATTTGGAGCTAACTACTTTATAAGTAATTATGGGGCCATTTATCAGGCTCAATTGTCTATGCCATTATCTTTAAAAGGGCGCTAAATGATTTGGTTACATTTTATACCAATTACAGTTTTAACGATCTTTTATTTGTTATTGAAAAGATTGCCAGAACGAATATCTAATGATCTGCAAGCAGATGCGAATGTAAATGAAGCCTATCGCATTATAAACAATAAAATTAAAATTAAGGATAGATGACAGACTATCAACACTTATGGGATACAATGATAGTAGACCCTGATAAATTAGGCATTATAAGTGCTATTGTCAGCAAAATACAAACCCGAAAGAATTTATACGATACTGTTGAAGCTGCTATCCGCGTACCTTGGTATGTGACGGCTGTTATTCATTATAGAGAATCCGGGCTAAGTATTCTACGTCATCTGCATAATGGTGACCCATTAACAGGAAAGACTATCCACGTTCCAGCCGGCAGGCCAATGCATGGAGAGCCACCGTTTTCTTGGCAGGCGAGTGCTATGGATGCATTACAGCTAAAAGGCTTCGATAAAGTAACAGATTGGTCTTTGCCTCATATGCTAGAATTGATAGAAGGATATAATGGTTTTGGCTATCAAAAACGGGGTATCCCATCTCCGTATTTATGGTCATATTCTGATAATTACCACAGAGGTAAGTACGTGGCTGATGGTAAGTTTGACCCCAATGCAATAGATCAACAATGTGGCGCTGCCGTACTTCTCAAATCCTTAATATCGGATAGTATTCATAATTAATAATCAAAACCCCTCTAGGATTCGTGGGCTTTAAAAGAGTAAGTTTAACCGTGGCATTAGTCACGGTTTTTTGCATTAAAAAAGCCCGGTTAAGACTAGGTAATAACTACCAATTAGGGACAAGGGCTTTAAAAGAAATAGCCTCCAAATTGGAGGCTATTTCTTTTTCTTTTTAGCTTTCTTTTTGGGGGGAGTATTAGCCGCTATCTTCATGGCCTCCCCGAATGTCATATCAAGTTTGACGGTAATATTGGGAACTTGTTTCTTACCTTTCTTGGTGGACTTCATACCCTAAATCTACGCATATTTCCATTCAAAGCCTCCTGTAGAATGTCTTTGGCCTAGCAATACCAATCTAATTTTAGCTGGATCAAGATTGTTAATTTGTGCAGCTTCTTTAATTGACGGATATTGAGCTATTACTTCTCCATTCTTAATTTGTAACACAGCTATTTTTCTGCCATTTCCACCCTCAATTTTTATTTGGGGAGTAGGAATAGTAATTTCTATTTTAGGAGCGGGGCTTAGGATTAAATCTTTATACTTTAATCTCCCAGGAGCCTTTATTAGTGCTAGTATAAACCGGTCTGCATCTTTCATTTTTCTCAGATTGTATCTGAAAGCCGTTTCTTCACAATACCGGTTTAAATGCTTTATGGTCACTTTGTGATAAGTGCCTATAATAGTTCTTTTTAAGTGACTGAATGCTCCTTCTATAGTATTTGTATAGATTACCTGATCCCGTACGTATTCGTTAATAGTATGATTCACAGTTTCATGGGCTGCATAGTCGTTTTTTAATCCTACATAATTAGCGGAGGTATCTGTCATTAATACTGCATCTTTATCTACATTTTCTTGGATTACTTTATGAACGATTGGTACGCCGCCTGTACTTTCTCCGCTGGAAATCAATTTTAATTCGCCACCTCTTTCCACGAGCCCCATTACCATTACTTTAGTATCAGCTACTGCATTTGCTTCTCTTAAAATCTTCCTTTTATGTTTGTTCATATTACTCACCTTACCACCTATATACACTTCATCCACTTCTACTATGTTGTCTAGCTTCACAGGTTCTTTGGGACGCATTATCTCCCTGATTCTGTGCAACATAAACCAGCTACATTTTTGGGAAATTCCTATATGTTTGGCTAATTGATAAGATGAAATCCCTTTTTTATTAGCAGTAGCTAAATACATGGCAATGAACCATTTATTTAAAGGAATATTACTCGCCTCGAAGATTGTACCCACTTTAACGGAGAACTTTTTATAACATTCTTTATTGCCGCATTTGTACCGGGCTCCTTTTTCTATAGAATAACATTTATTATGATTACAGTAAGGACAAATAACTATCCCATTGGGCCATCTTTGCTTTGCAAGATATTCACGGCAGGCTTGCTCGTCCGAGAGCTTTTGAATCAATTGCTGAAGGTTCTTAAACTCCATTTTGGCTTGATTTTAAAGAAAATCTTACCTACCTTTGGAGTAGGTAAAAGGTAGTCCTGGTGGGGCTCGGACCCACAACCTTCCGATTAGTAATCGGAAACTCTATCCCAATTGAGCTACAGGACTATATATTACTTTTAGACTTGCGGATCTACCTTATGCTTTGTTAATCCGCTAGAATTTACTAAAAGACCACTTGTTTAAGTTTGGCGACTGGGCAAGTGGTTTTTCTTTTATCTTGTAATCAATTCATACTGAATTTCTTTCCCCTCCTTTTCTATTCTTTTATATTTCTCCCCTTTATCTGCTGATAAAGTTGCAGATACACTACTCCAAACCGACTTCATTTGAAGTTCAGGCTGAAATTCAAGGATGGCCCGCACAATCTCTTTACCGGTTAATGGCATCATGCTGGTTCGTAGAATGAAAGTTATTTTATTATTCCATGTCCAATTGGGGTCGTAATTTTCCCGAGAATGGCTATTATAAGGCTGTATCGACAGCCTCTTAAGATTAGCAATTTTTTCATCTAACCTCTTTATTGCATAATTCAACTTATCTATCTGTTGTTGATATTCCTTCTTACTGGCTTCGTGCGCCTTTAATAATATATCTATATCTTCTTTCTCTAAATTAGGCGAATACATTTGGCGACTGATTTAATACTGCAAACCTAGATACAAGCCTAGACATGACCAAATTTATTTCTAGGATTGTTTTTAAAGTTGCTAGAAAATCTAGTAAAGGTGTTTTTTACACTAAGTAAAAAGAGTTTTAATTTCGCCAAATTCTTATTAAAACGGAATCTTTCGTTTGCATATATCGGTGCTTATTGTAATATTTGGCCCGACATAAAATAATTGCGTTAGCTCTCCCAGCTTTCCGAAACGACCAATTTTTACAAAGTATACGGGGGAACAGCGAAGCAGCACGCCTATGCGTGGGCTTTCGTCTGCTCGTATACATGGCGCTTGGTCGTGCCTGGAAAGCGGTGGATTGTTAAAGTCCCACGCTTTTTTTATTTATATCTCGCCTTCAAGGGACTGCAAGGCACCTAATACTTTTCTGCCATGTCCCTGGCTAATATTACCGGTAAGAAAATAATAACATCCCTCCTTGGGCATTTCCTCAGTGAATTTAAATGGTATCGAAAATGGATTGGAGGCACCTGGTACAAGGTTCACGACCCTTATACCGGAACAGGATGGGGAGGATTTACAGAATGGACGCAAACAATACCCACCAGCGATACCGCCGAAATCCAGCTAACAGAATCATGGACTAATTAGAATTTATGACCGAGAATACTGTATTATTCCATAACTCGATTATATTCGGCTTATTTATAGTTTGCCTTATTTGGGGATCAATTACAATTAGTTTTTATACTGCTAAGGAACTGGTGATTTATCATAGATTAAAAAAGGGAGGCAAAGCATCTATTTTAGAGCAAGCAACATATTTTTTTATTGCAATAGTTGGATGCTCAATTATTGCCGGTTTATGTGGCGAAACTCCGAACATTCATCATTCCCCCACTTCCCTTACAATTGTAGCATTTATATCTCTATTCATTCCATCATCACTAGGAATTATTCTTGGATTAAATACAGAATCTAAAATGTCAGACAAAGAAAGAGCCATTAAAAGAATAAAAATGAAAGATGCTGAAAATGGAGACGAAGGACGGTATTAAGTTATAGAAGGGGGGCTTCAATTCAATGACATTGTAATAAACATTATTATTCTCCGTATGATTGATTACAAATTGATATGTAAATTAAAAAGGTAGACTAAAAATAGTCTACCTTTTTTGTTAAGCCTTTTGTCCCATAAAGGTTGTTATTACCTAAGACTAACCAGGCTTTGATTGATCGTACCCTTTAAAACAAATAGTTCTTAAAAAGTTTAAAAATTGGAAGCCCAACACAATCAAACTAACTAAAACTTAACTAACATGAGAAAAAATCCAGAAGATGAAATCTAGGCATATATAAAGAATACATCCCGCAGGGCTTCCAAAGGAGTTGCTATTGTAATGCTTTATCTTGTATGAATAGTTCCCAATGTTTCAGGTCTGCATCTGCATCTACATCCATTTCGTGACGAATTGCTATAGATAATGCATCCCACTGAGATAGGTTGTAATTCTTGACGAAATCAGCCAAACTATAAGTACATTCACCCTCAATTACAGAGTTAGTTGTAATATCCACATCATCAATGCTGCCTATCGAAGATAATAATTCTAAATAATCAACAGGTTTAAGTATAAGGTGAAAATTTTTTGACTGATTGTTATGGCTGCGGAAATAAGATATAGACATCAGTTCTTCCGTCATACTCCAATTAGTAACGGTAATCTGGTTTCTTAATTGTTGAGTGGTCATTGGTTTAAGATTTAAAAGGTTTTAAAATAAGAAATCTCATGTAATGTGTGCGGGTTAAAAACGGGCTTATTCATTAAATATGGAACGAATTATTTCACCTCCATAGGCATTTTGAGTTAATTTAACAAAGGTTTCTACCGTCATTGAACCATCAAGAGTAATACCATTTTCTTTTAACCAATGTTTTTTACCAGATTCACAAGAACCTGTGAGAATTGTATGCCATTTGTAAAAAAGATCATTGGAATATTGATTTCCCGGTTTGAATTGGCTTTTAAATTCTAAAATGGCCTTCTCCTTATCAAGTGATGAGTAATACTTTATATCTACGGCTTCATTAGCTTCCTTAATAGTTTCACCATGCGCAAATAAATTGCCTTTTTTAACTACATACATCGCAGAGGTTGAAAAATCGGCCACATTAATAATTGAGACTAGTGCAACATTGCCTTTTATACTATCAAAAGTGCATGGTATTTTGTCGATATAGTAAACCTTTTTGACACCAATAGAAGAAAATATAATGCCGTAGCTGTCGCCGTCGCCGTAGCCATCGCCGTAGCCGTAGCTGTTGCCGTAGCCGTTGCCGTAGCCGTTGCCGTTGCCGTCGCCGTTGCCGTCGCCGTTGCCGTCGCTGTTGCCGTAGCCGTTGCCGTTGCCGTCGCCGTTGCCGTCGCCGTCGCCGTTGCCGTCGCCGTAGCCATCACCGTAGCCGTCGCCGTTGCCGTCGCCGTCGCCGTAGCCGTAGCCGTAGCCATCACCGTAGCCGTCGCCGTTGCCGTCGCCGTCGCCGTCGCCGTTGCCGTAGCTGTTGCCGTAGCCGTTGCCGTAGCCGTAGCCGTAGCCGTAGCCGTTGCCGTCGCCGTTGCCGTCGCCGTCGCCGTTGCCGTAGCCATCGCCGTAGCCGTCTATTTTCAAGAATTGTTTAATTATCTTTTCCATGCGCTTACTGAATTAATTGTTTTTAGGGCAGCTTCTGAAATTGGATGATATTCAATAACATTTAAGATAGTAGATTTATCGGCATCCCCTAATTGAGCCGAAAATTTACAGTTTGATGGCTTACTAACTCCATCAGTAGCGATTGTTACCACATCTAATGCCCCTGCCCAATAATATAAGCGCCTGGCATTAGTAATTACAAGAGTTGAACCTTTTTCTTCAATGATTTTACCGATGAAAACGCCAGCACGATCTGCGCGGATAATAGAGAATCCTGTTGTTTGTTTCATGTTGATTTTATTTTTTGAGTTTTAGAATGTTTATTCAGGTGAATAATAAGAGCAAACTATATCATCCGTTTGCTTATCTACAACCAATACTAGATTGCTTTCCCGGCATCTTACCCAATATAGCTTATGGTCGTATTTATGTGCTTTTAAATCGGACATTTTAGGGCATTCGAGGTAATGTTTTCGAGTGCAGGAACCAAAGAGCAAAGCCAATGTTATAATCAAGACAAGCACAAAAAAGAATCCGTGTATGTTTTGCCGTCTGGAATAGTGTGGGCCTTCGTAATAGGCTTTAGGGGTTTGCTTTTTCATTTTCTCTTTCTTTTGCGTTTGGTTAATTTATATTCTCGCATTAAGGAGTGAATAAAGTCGTTTTGGGTTACTAAGTTTTCGTGTGGCATTCGTTTATTAGTACCGGCCCAATTGTGTTCCTGTCTATCCCAGCGCCTTATTTCAGAGATAAACGTTTGCCACTCGTTCATATTTCGTTTCATAAATTAATTTTACACCATTTGATAATTAACTCGGAATCCTTTTTATTGAGATAAAGCACATAATGTAAATACCTGCCTTCTTTATTGCTTCTCCATTTGGCTTCGACCAGGTTAATTAATTGACCATAAGAGTGGAGAAGTTTGTAAAAAATAGTTTCATTGTCACATTGAATAATAGCAGTATCATTTACATAGCTAATTGTAGTTTCATCTGCTATTTTTACGGGAGTAGGTTGGGCATTTGCTTTTAACCAGAACGCGCCCACCAACGAAAGAACCAAAAAGATAATGATTGCTTTTTTCATGTTTGTTAATAAAAGGTTATAAATTGTTTTAATTGCTGAATTACAAGTGATTTATAAGCTATTATTAAGCAGATAATACCGGTTAACATAACTATCGCTGATATTGCCGCCCACCAACTAAAGTAAATGGGCAAGGTCTATGGAACATTGCGTGTAATAAGCCATATACAACCAACATACGCCCATATAATAAAACTGGCACTGGAAAGCGAGATTAATAACCAAGATATACGTTTCATCGGTAATAAGTTTTAAAAGGTTAAATAAAAAGACTTTGAATTAATAAGAACCAATTGCCCACCTACTACAGCCCACACATTAAAGGTGGAGTGTGAATAACGACTACTAATAGTACCATCTAGGTTGAATGTTATTCTGTACTGTAGTTGGTCTTTTAGGGTTGATATGATAGTTGCGTGGTTCATAGCCCTTTAGTTATAGTATTTAATAGCTTCATAAATAGTTTCAAATGCTTCAAAGTCAGGGATATAAAGGGCCATACCACCGGAATAGCCTAATAAGGTAGCTTGATCAATTATTTCAGGCATAATTTAGAGGTTTATTAACGTGAAAACGAAATACCTAATGCTAATAATGCTTTCTCTCCGCGAAGTATTGCACAAGATAAATGAGTACCACTAGTATAATCGCATTCAACCAATTCCTTTAAAGCTAAAAGAGCTTCTTTGTATTGTCCTTTTTGCCATTCAGCGCCATCTTTAAAAGCTACTTCTACTATTCGTTCACAGTTTACACCAGAGTTTCGAAGTGCATAATCAGCGGCATATTGAAAAATATCTGACATATAATATATTAATAAAACTTTGAGATAATCTCGTTAGTCAAATCACTATCGTATTCTGGCTCATAAGGGTCACTAATTGCGTAAAGAGTAAGACGGCACATTAACGCATTTAATTTCGGGTCATTTAATTCCGCAGCACGCGAAGCCACTTCCTCCAACATGCCCGCAAATATCTGTAAGGGCCTTTTCAAAATGCCCGTACCGGGATTGTTAAGGATTTCTTGTAATAATCCTGGAGTATGGCAACGCCATTCAAGATTTCTACCAGGTACAAGAATTTCTTTATTTTTTATAGTTGGCATAAAACAAGTTTAAGATTCTAAATATAATTCACCATCCACAGGGCTAAACTTATCAGAAGTAGCCGTTACGGTACTCTCTTTTAGTTGAACTGTTAAAATAGCTACTATTGCAGGGTTACTAGTACCATTAGGCCCCAATTCGATAGCCCTTAAAGTACCAATACGGCCATCGTCATATTGTAGTTTATCTCCGACTCTTATCCGTATGCCGACAGTGCGTTGTTTAGCAATATATTCGCGTAACATAATATTGGTATTAAATGATTGAAAAATAGCCAGTTATTACCGATACTGGCAAACGGCCTGATGATCGCCTTGGTCGTGCCTGGAAAAAACTAGTTCAAAACCCAAATAATATTTGAAAAAAGTTAAGTTTTTTTGCTATCAATAAGCCCGTATAAACATTAGCCGGAGTTCCAGAAAGGGAAGGATAGTTAGTTATTGCATATCCTTCGGGCAGACTTTCAATGGCATACAGCGTGTTTTCACAAAAACTTTTATAGCTTTCTGCTTCAATGATAAGAACAACATATTTAGGTTTAGTTTTCATTAAGTCTAGTTTATGTTATTAGTTAGTTTCCGGCAATTTCATTCCATACTACTTCCAATTCAGCTATTTCTAAGGCAGATAATTCATATTCCTCATCGGCAGGCGCATTGTAAATGCACACACATTCGTTGTCTTGTCTTTCTTTAAAGGCTGCAAAACTGGCCTCATCAACGGAATCAAAATAACCAATCAATCGCTCAGACAATACATTGTCATTTAAATCTAAAATCGCACAAGTAGCCTTAATTTGTTGATTATCAGAAATGAACTTTGACATAAATAGTTAGTATTAAAGGGGTGAATAATTAGTTGATATAATGATATCTAGCCGCATGCTTGAGCAGGCATACTTGTTCCGCTAATGTTTTATAGCATTTACCAAATTCATCTTTGCGTGTCCAACCAACGCGATTGGCGGCCATATCCCATTTGGCTAAGGGTAAGGTATTAAGGTGGTCGTCGCCGTTGTTAAGAGCTTGTTTAACTTGCTCTTTTGTGAACGGTATATAATTTACGACTTCTGGTTTAGCCTTGAATAACGTTTCATATTTATCAAAGTGTGAGTTAGACATATAGTTATAGTTTTAAAGGTTAATTACTTAATATTAACGAGCGTAAGAAAGGTTATTAAAGCCAGTAAAGTAAACCAGAGATACGATAGCTATTATGATTGCTATTCCTAAGACAGTGGGGGTGATAAGTTTTTTCATAATTTCCAAGTATTAGTTTGTGTGTTGTTTGACAAGTCAAAGATAATATCTTTTATCGTCGCAATCCAAATTTATTTTGAAGTATTTTTAAAATATTTTTTACTGTTGATAATTAATAACATAGCAGGTGCCGAAAAAGTCTATAATATCATATCCTGGATGAGCTGTCTTTAATCGGGTGCCTGCATTAGTGGTGTAACCAAAGATGTGACGATCATATTTAACATATGCGTATGCTGGGGACGACACGCCGAATTTCTTACCATATCTCCTAAAAAATACACTAACTGGTATTGCATCTGCGGGCAATACCTCGCGCGATTCATATTTAGTGCCAGATATTCTCATACGTGCGAAGATACTATCATTTATCATTCTCCCCAAATCTTCTTTCTTTTACGCTAATCCCCACCTCCCGCTATAC